TCAATTTTTCGGCAGACGCGGGTATATCTTGATGCGGAAGTCGGTGGGGTCTGCCCAGCGCCCACCTTTGTCTTTTTCGTACACGACCTTTTCAATCACCTCTTTGAGCATATCGTTTTTTGCCGCTGCCGAGTCGAGCGACCAATACGCCGCAAGCAGATTCTCTATTTTAGGGATGATGCTCTTCTTGCCCCGCAGCCGTCGTTCCTCGTCGGCAACGACTTGTTCCAAATCGGCGAGGCTGCTGGTTGCAACACCGATTTTGTCGGATATGATTTTGAGCCTTTGCAAAAAGGTCTCGGTGGTATAAACGCCCTGCTCCAGCAGGGTATATACATTTTCCCGCTGGCGTTTGTAGTCTTGAATCTGCTTATTGATAGCTGCCCTCTGCTCGGATAAGGCGGCGATAGTCTCGGCGCCCACATCATCATCTGAGCATTGGAGCTTATATGTGTCTACCCAGCTTTTTAGGCCATCAATAATGGCACCCTCTAAATAGCGCGAATATACGCTTACATTATGGCAGGCTGCACAGCCGCACATAATGACATCTTCGGGCTGACGGGAGCCTTTCGGACGCCGCACCATCCGTCGACCGCATTTGCCGCATATCACTATGCCGGCAAGCGGGTTTCTGACGGTTTCTCTCTCGCCGATCGGGCGAGGCGGGTTGCTGTCGATAAGCACCTGCGCTTTTACAAACGTATCGTGATCTATAAGTGGCTCGTGCATGCCGTCTGAGATGATCCAAGTGTCGGGCTTTGTGCGAGGACGCTCGAGCTTAACTATACCGTCCACCATTTTTTTATGAGTGGGTCGCCAATTCCATCGGGTTTTGCCGTCGTATACGATATTGCGGATCATGTCTCGCACAGTGGCATTGACCCATACGTTTCCGGTGCGGTTAGGTATCAAGTGCTCGTTGAGATATCGGCAAATCATAGTAACGCCGAGACGTCGGGTAGTGCCGTCCTCTTGAGGTAGCCCATTGACGTAGAGTGAGAATATTAACCTAACGGTTGGAGCCTCATCGGGGTTTGGTACAAGCATATAGCCCTTGTCATGCTCGAGCTTGACTTTGTCATAGCCATAGGGGGTTATGCTGCCGACGAACTTACCTTCTTGCACCGAAGCGATACGCCCACGCTGCAAGCGGCGATTGATAGTTTTGTACTCCCGCCGTGACATAAAGAGTCCGAATTCAAAGTATTCCTCGTCAAATTCATTGTTCGGGTCATATGTTTTAGTGGGGGTGATGATGAGCGTGTTGGAGAACTTAAACGCTTGAGCGACAAGACCCTGATCTATCGTGTCGCCGCGAGCGAGACGTTCCACCTCTACGACCAGTACGCCCGTATATACGCCCTGCCCAACAGCCGATAGAAGCCGCTGCATTTGTGGGCGAGCTGAGATTGTCTCACCCGAAACGACCTCGCGATATATATCAGTGATGTTAAGGTTCTTAGATTTTGCGACCTGCATGAGGAGCTTTTCGTGCCTCAGTAAGGTATCCTCGTCGCCGTTTTTCTCTGCATCCATATCTGCTCTCGATTTACGGAGATATAAGCAGTATTGTTCGGGCATATCGTCACCTCCAATTAATCATATGATTAACGATAAGAAAACATTTGTTCTGCCAAAGGCTCTTTTTTTGCCCCACCATTACGGTGGGGCTTTTTTTTATTTATTGCTGTTTTTTTCTTTTCGGTTTTTCCTTATGCTCGGAAGACATATCAAAAGCGTGCCGATGACGAGTGGGATTGATAAGACGGTTGTGCAGAAAATAAACATCATAATACTTACGACTATCCCGTCTTCTGGCGAATACAAAGCAATCTCTAAAACCAAGGTGATAACTGCCGCAATTGCAACAGCGAGAGCAAAGAATCTCTTTATTTGCTTTTTAGTTAAATTTCCTATGCCGGAGCTTCGGATCTTTTTTTTGTTAAGTTGCCCAACGGGTTCATTCGGCTTGTCCTCAGCGGCCGAAAGACCTTTTTGCGGTATTTCACGGTTCTCATCGAACTCCTCTGCAAAGGTCTCAACATCATAACCATTTTCATTATCAGAGGTGGCGTTGACAGTAATCGTGTCTGAAATATTGTTCAGATTTTCTATGGGGAGTTGTTTTTCTAAATCCTCGATTTTTGCGACATTTGAAAACAACAAGGACAGTATCGTTGAGCCATTTGTTTCCACGTCAACCCTCCCGTAATGCACCACGGGAAAGATAGGGTTATCGCTATATCTCTTATCGGGAGAACCGTCTTTATTCTGATGCAGATATCTGTGCTCGACAACCATCGCGTCACTCGGATACGAATTATCCGGCAAAGCCATAGGCTGAACCGACACGGTTGTTTTGATAAATTTGTTTTCTATTGCAGCGAGAACAAGGCCCTTAGAAACCACAACCCTGTCAGGCAAAACAATCACCTGTCCGTTTGTTTTTCCTTTGTCATTGACAATCGGAATACAGAGGGGCTCTATGTTCGTGTTTATGTTCGGGACAATCTTGCTGAAAAGATTATGCTGGATAGTTACAGGTTTGATTGCTTCTTTCGCACCACAGTTGTCTTTTTTGTTATTTGTAATGCAAGTCTGAGATATTTGCCACACTCCAAATGACTCGAATGCCCGTTTCCAGCTTGCGCAAAGTTTCTCATATTCCTGTTTCGCATGATCGTCAAGCTCATATTCAACGGAAATACGCCCAAGAGTCTGAGTGATAACCACACTTGAGATAAACAATATTGCAACAGCAATAAAAAGGAGAGGATTAAAAAATGCCGCAATAAAGAGAAAAGCCGAAAACAAGAACATGAGTGATGAAACTTTATTCCATTTTTGCGCTTTTTTGACTGCTTCATCATATATTCCAGAGTCAAGATTTTCAAAATTTAGATTGTCAACAGCTTCAGAAAATTTCTGAGTGCTTTCCTTCACATTGTTTGTCGGCTTCTGAGAGCCGCTTTCGGAGACATAGCTTATCCCAGTCCCGGGAATGCTCAAGGTCTGCCGCGTCCTGCCGTTTGCTGTTTTGGTTATCCTGGCACCTTTGACACCATAGCTGTAACCTATACCTGACTTGCTGATGTTTACTCTAAAGCCCTTACCTAAATTAATGCTCTTACGATATCGAAAACCCATATTACAACCTCCTCAATATTTTTAATACTTAGCGGAAACCGGTTTTTTCTTAGATTTTTTAAAAATATCAAACAGACCCATTCAAAACTCCCCTTAATAGTAGTTACACACTAATTACTTCATTGTTCTGCGCATTTCAACTACACTAATTCTATATGAGCTTCTGAATTCTTTTGTCAATTCTTGCAATGTCTGAAAGATAATCATCGGGTTTATGCAGTGGATTCGTTGCTCTGTATGAGATAAACGATTGCTTTGATGCTTCGTAATATTTTAGTGCGTTTTCTTTATTACCTAATTTATTGTATAATTCGGCAATGTCGTATTCAAATGATGGAACAAATATTCCTATAAAGGGAGCTTTTTTGCTTAAATCAATGATATTAAGCGAATAAGTTATTACTTTAGAGTAATCCTTGCTTTTTTTAGCAGCACGAAATTTTTCGCGCAGCTTTAGCCATTGTTCGAAATGTTTGTCATCTTTCATACCTCTACCAACTCCTATTGAAATTAAGAAATATAGCAACATTCTATATAATACGACAGAGCTTTTTTAATAAACTCTTCGGTAACATTAAAGTAATCGGCGAGATCCCACACCTCAAAAATACCCATAGAAATCGCATAATTGAGTTGCGACAGAGGAATGAGTTTCTTGATTGCCCACTTTGTAGCTTTCCGCTCATGTTTTTCTCTTAGGTCACATCTGGCATATATGTTGTAGAAACTGCCGGTAACACAATGCCCGAGCTCGTGTGCAAGGCAAACTCGCTCGGTGGCAGTAGAGTCAATTCCAAAAGGATCAATACCAATAAATGTGGAACCATCTGGGAACATTACCGATGTGGAAACCACATTTTGCAAATCAAAGCATTCAATTATTGTTCCGTTGCTCTGTGCCAAGGCATAAAGGTCACTATTATCATTTACCATCACTCTTATACTTCGTTTGGACATATTTTGCAAAGTTTTTCACCTCTTCCCACATTTCAGGTGTGACATCCTTGTCACCATTAAATAACGCTACTTTAACATCTTCTTCGGTAACTGAGGAGGGTGTTTTTTCATTGCTGTTACCAAGCAAGTAATCTGTCGTCACATCAAAAAGGGTTGCAAGTCTAATAAGTGTTTCGTTATCCGGTTCTCTTTTCCCTGTTTCGTAATGACCATACGCTTGGCGAGATATACCCAACGACGCAGCGACTTGTGTCTGAGATAAATTTCTCTCATTTCGTAATTCCAATAAACGATCCATGTTCTCACCTCTATCGTAAGTATAGCAACAAAGAGTAGCATTTTCAACAATAGCAACAAAACGTAGCAAGAAAATTTGTAAAATACGCTGAAAAATAAAAAAACGCTACAAATTGTTGACAAAGTGGAAGAGAAGTGTTATTATTATGCTACAAGTTGTAGCAAAGGTGGTGCGCAGAATGAGACGTTATTTATATGAACTTAGAAAGCAAAACAAAATGACACAACAAGATGTAGCTGATAGACTGAAAATTTCGCGTCAGTATTACGGCTTCGTGGAGAACGGCGAGCGTAAACAAGAGATGAGTATTTCTATGCTGTGCTCTTTTGCGGAAATTTTTAACACGACTGTAGCCGACCTTGTTGAAGCGGAGAGAAACTTTTCGGCTGCAAGATAGGTAGCGTCAATGACAAACCGTCACTCAAGTTTAACAAGAAAGGAGTGATCAACATGAAGGAGCTGTTTTATCCCGTAGATGTAGCTGAACAGTTTGGCTTTGACAGAATCGACACTCAGACCGAGCGGTGCTGCTTTTGCGGGAAGGAGCTTAATAAACTGACAGCGAATGATGCGATGCCGGTAAAAGACGCTCATTGCTGTATGGCTTGTAATCTTGCAATCGTTGTGCCGGCACGAATACAACGCATGAAGGAGGCGAGAAGATGAGCGCAGTAATTCCAAAAGAGATAGCGCAGAAGATTGAGGACTTGCAGCAGACGCTTTCGGTGACCGAAGCCTCGCTACACCGAATTAAGAGCGAGAACGCCGAACTCAAGCAGACTATTACAGACCTCAATCAAACGATAATAGTGCTCAAAGCAAGGCTTTATGACCTAACCACCGAGCACTGGTATTGATTACATTATATCAAATAAAGGAGTGAGCAGCAATGACTAAGATGGGCGTAAACATCTACAAGGAAGCCCGAAAAAAGGCGGAATTTAAGCGCGAACCTGCCGCCGAAGAACTCGGCATAGCTGTAAGGACGCTCGACAAATACGAGAGCTTTGAATTGCGTGTACCCGATGATATCGTCAGACGCATGTGTTACCTCTATCAAGACCCCTCGCTTGCATGGCGGCACATTAAGCGTTCCGAGCTGTCCGAGTTCTTGCCTGACATCGAGGAGACGGACATTAAGGGCGCAGCGCTCGGCATGGCTGATGATTACCTCAACTTTGATGACCTATATAAAGCGATCGTCAAAATCGTATCTGACGGAAAGGTCTGCGCGGCAGAGTCCGAGGATTGGCAGGAGATACGCACAAAGCTCTTTGAGTTTGCGGGATCTCTTATGACTTTAGCAATGTCCCAGGGTAATAAATCCGCATAGGACAAAATCGCGACTTCATAAAAATCTGAGAGAAGGGAGATAGAGCTATGGCGTTGGCAGAAACAATCCGCAAGGGCAATACGGTCATTGAGATATATGATGATTACTGTGCCCACCTTACCCCCGATAGCCCCGAGGTGCGGGCAAGGCTCAAGAGATGTGCCGAGATATATATGCAAGCCTTTAACGCCCAGCTCGCTCGAGATGAGAAAAACGCTGATGCTTAGTCTTGCAATCGTCGCGGCGACCGTTGCGGTCGGATATACAAGCTCCGCTCTTGTGTGTTACGACGGCGCACCGTCGTATAGCATATCCGCAACAGCCCCGACTTCGGCGACGACGGAGACGGTACATCTCTATTACGATGTGCCACTCAGCAGAGAACTGCAAGATTATATAATCGACCTTTGTAAGGTCAATAACATATCCCCGGAATTGGTACTCGCAATAATCAAGGTCGAGAGTAACTACTGTGCGACTGCTGTTAACGCCTCTGAGAGCTGCTATGGTCTTATGCAGATTAACAGGTGTAATTTTGCGGCGTATCAGCTGGACGAGCCTACAGACGATTTTGAGAACGTAAGAGTGGGAATAACGATATTCGCGGAACTGCTCGATAAGCACGGGAATGTCAATAAGGCCCTCATGGCTTATAACTGCGGACCGACCGGCGCCAAAAGACTTTGGGAGAAAGGGATAACCGAGACAAGCTACTGCCGCAAGGTAGCCGCAGCAAAGCAAGAGATAGTCGGAAGGGAGCGTATCTACATTGTCAAAGCAGATTAACCATAGCGCTCTTAAAAGAGCAAAAAAAGCCGCCCTCGCCGAGGCAAATCGCCGCAGCAAGGGCAAACCGGGAAGCTATCGCCACAGGCTCTTTATAGAGCTGTGGGAAGCAAGATTATCGCAGTTAGTACAGGAGGCACAAGCATGACCGAGATAATGAGCAAAACCGCAATTGATGCGTTACTGGTCATCATTGCAATGGCTATGATGGTCAAAGAGGATAAGTTCGTCGCGCTCGAGGAGCGCATCGCAGCAAAGGTCAAAGGGTTATTCAAGGCAGATTAACCGTCTGCCTTATAAATAGGGGCGTAGCCAAGCGGTAAGGCACGGGACTTTGACTCCCGCATTCGCTGGTCCGAATCCAGCCGCTCCTGCCAAACCCTTTAGATTTAATCCTCCGTGAGGAGGTCGAGAAATCGACACCGATAGAGAGTATCGTAAAGCGGGTATTCGGGTGGCGGCTCGGAACAGACGAGCATATATGAGGGCGTAGCTCAACGACAGAGCCCTTGCTGATGTCGGTTTAACTCCGACCGCCCTTACAACCGAGCGAAAGCTCGGAGGCATATCACTCCTCAATTAGATGAGCCACGCCGAATGTGCTATTGCACTGCTCTCGGAATTCGGGCGGGTGAAAATCCCGCAAAAAAACAGAGAAAGGAGATGAGCAAATTATGGCCTCCCTCGATAATGTCAGCACTAAAGACCTTGTAGAGGAACTTAGACGGCGTGAAGGAGTAGAAGCGACAATAGCAGAACCGTATGAAGATGTCGAAATCAAAGTAAACGGTCCCGCTATCGTGCTTGTGGTTACTGATTAACCGAGTCATTAAGGAAAGGATGATGACAATGAGAAGCTGTGAAACGCTGATCGACAGGGTTGAGCGACAGCTCGGCGGGGTAACGGGGCGTGAAATCGCCATCGCATTGCCGTTGGCTATGGACAAGCTCGAGCGCATAATAGCGAGAGAGGGCGACGATGACGGAGAACGGCTCAAGCCTTACTACATAGCGCAGCTTGTCGCCGAGCAAATACGCTCAGCCAGAGCCGAAGCGTACTTTGCAAGGGTAAATCAAAAGAGCGCCGGCGCAATAGCACCGAACGCTCTCCAATCAACGGTTACTATCTTAGCACAAAACTTTGAGGGTGTCAAGGGGGCGAGCGGTAATGTGTAAATATTGCGGCTTGGATGTCGGCCATTTCGGCGGATGCCCCAATGCAGAGCAGCCTATTGAGACTATCGGGAAGTGCTCGCTGTGCGGCAGTAAGATAACCACTCAGTACAGCGAGGAGTATCTTGAGATTGAGGATATGGACTTGCTCTTGTGTGAAAATTGCCTCAGTAAACATGTCCGCAGGACGGATGATTAATAAGGAGATGATTTTAATGGATGAAGCCATGATACCGGCGCTTGACAGTCTGATTATCGTTAAGCAGTTACCTGTTATTGAGGAGCAGCTTAGGACGGTAAAAGAGAGCGTCGATGCCAGGATAAACGATGCCTTGTGTCTTGCTTGCACCGAGGACACGTTAAAGGCAGTCAAAGCGATGAGGGCGCAGCTCAATAAGGAGTTTAAGGAGTTTGAGGAGCGCCGCAAGGCGGTCAAAAACGCCGTGATGAAGCCGCTCGAGGGCTTTGACGCAGCATATAAGGAATGCGTATCTATCGCGTATAAGGACGCTGATGCGGAGCTTAAAAGGCGTATAGAGAGTGTGGAGCAAGGTCTTAAAGACGATAAAATCGAAAAGGTAAAAGCGTACTTTGATGAGTACTGCGAAAGCAAGAACATTGACTTTATCGACTTCGGGCACACGGGGATCAACGTGACACTCACGGCAAGCCTTAAAAGCCTTAAAGCTCAGGCAAAGGAGCTTGTTGACAGGATCATTGATGACCTTGCTCTTATCACTACTCAGGAGCACAGCGATGAGATTATGTACCACTATACAAAGGTGGACGGCATGACATACCTCAATGCGAGCAGGGCAATCACGCTGACTGCGGAAAAGTACAGAGCGATCGCCGCCGAAAAGGCGAGAGAGGAAGAGCGCAGGAAGCGTGAAGAAGCTGCTGCGGCCTCCATAAAAAAGGTGGATGCGGCAGTCGAAGAATTCGCACCGCCTACGGTCGTCGAGTCGGTATATGAGCCGACTGAAACGCCGTCAGAGGTATCGCCCGTCAAAGAGCCGCTTTACTCTGTTAGCTTTAAGGTCACGGCTACCAAAGACATGATAAAAGCTCTCAAACAATTTTTAACCGAAGGAGGATATGATTTTGAGTAACATAACAACTCAGAGCTCAAAGCCTAAATTTTCGGTGGCAATAACCACCAAAGGCTACCAACAACTCATCAATAACACGCTCGGCTCACCGGAGCGGGCAAAAAGGTTTGTCGCATCAATAACTTCTGCGGTCGCCGTCAATCCGGCATTGCAGGAGTGTGAGGCCGGCTCGATACTTGCGGGCGGTCTTGTTGGAGAGAGTCTTAACCTCTCTCCGTCGCCGCAGCTCGGACAGTTTTATCTTGTCCCCTTTAAGTCAAAAGCCAAATACCGCGAGGGCAGACTTATATCACCCGAAAAGGTCACAGCACAGTTTGTGATAGGCTACAAGGGTTATATACAGCTCGCGATAAGGTCAGGACAATATAAAAGGCTCAATGTGATCGAAATCAAAGACGGCGAGCTTGAATACTTTGACCCGCTCAATGAGACTATTAACTGCGTCATAATTGATGATTATGCGAGACGTGAGGCAGCTCCGACGATTGGCTATTATGCCATGTTTGAGTATACCAACGGATTCCGCAAGGCTATCTATTGGAGCAAAGAAAAGATGCTCTATCATGCTGACAAATACAGCCCCGCTTTCTCGGCGCAGGCGTATAAGGATATCCAGGACGGCAAAGTGGCCGATAAGGACATGTGGAAATACTCGTCCTTTTGGTATAAGAACTTTGACGATATGGCTAAAAAGACACTGTTGCGGCAGCTTATATCACGCTGGGGCGTGATGTCAACCGAGATGATAAGCGCTTTTGAGCATGACAACGGAGTAAGCGATATATCAGCAAACGGCGATATAGTCACCGTTGATGATGATATATCCGAGGTCATTGATCACGGTGAGCATACAGCACCGGCAGGAATAAACAACTCCCCGGATGTGCAGCCCGAAGCAACGGAGGTAATCGAGCAGGCCTCGCTTGATGACTTTTGATACGCTACAACATAATCTCGACGGGATCCAAAGGTAACGCAACGGTCATTGAGAAAAAAATCCTCATTGACTGCGGCGTACCGTTTAAGGCCCTCAAAGGTGTTTGCGATGAGCTTAAACTTGTGTTGCTCACGCATATACACAGCGATCACTTTAACAGGACCACGATTAAGAGACTGGCTCAGGAGCGACCGACACTCAGATTTGCTTGCTGCCGATGGCTTGTGCCGCCGCTTATAAATTGCGGCGTCGAGCGCAGGAACATAGATGTGCTTGATTTTGATGTCATGTACGGCTACGGAATCTGCAACATCATACCTTTTTACCTGCCCCATAACGTCCCTAATTGTGGCTATAAGCTGCATTTTGCCAACGGCGGCAAAATGGTATATGCAACTGATTGCAGCAACCTTAACGGCGTTTTTGCTAAAGGCTACGACCTCTATATGATTGAGGCTAACCACATCGAGGCCGAAATTGAGCAAAAGATAAAGCAAAAGAGAGTAGATGGTCTGTACGCTTATGAGGTGCAGGCTCGCAGAAACCATCTATCAAAAGAGCAAGCTGATGATTGGCTCTACAAAAATATGGGACCTAACAGCATCTATATCTACATGCACTGCCACCAAGATTGAGAAAGGAGCAACGGAATGGAGAACATATATACCGCGGAATTGATAAGCTACGACGGTAATGTACTCACCGTTGCTCCTTCTGTGCCTATTGAGCGGTCGCTCTTACAAAAAGAGGTGCACTCGGTAGAGCTTAGACTTGTGGACGGCAGGACAATCTCAGCGGATCAGCGGCGTAAGATATTTGCCGTGATCAGAGACATCTCCCTCTGGTCGGGGCATGACCCCGAATATCTCCGGCAGCTCCTCACGTGGGATTTTAGGAGCATTGACGGGCGCGAGTCGTTCTCGCTTTCCGATACAGATGTGACAACGGCAAAGGAGTTTATCAATTATTTGATTGATTTTTGCTTTAGATTTGATGTGCCCTCAAAAGACACGCTGCTGCACCAAACCGACGATATCGGCAGATATCTTTATATGTGCCTTGAGCATCGGAAATGTGCGATCTGTAACAAGCGGGCGGAGGTACATCATGTTGACCGCATCGATATCGGCAGAGACCGCGAGTCAATCGTGCATATAGGATTAAAGGCTATTGCCTTGTGCCGGGAGCACCACGAAGAAGCCCATCAGCACGAGCATGAGCTGTTTGAAGAGTATCATATCTACGGTATACGCCTTGATAAATATCTCTGTGAGCGGCTCAATCTGAATACTAAGCCGAGGAGGTGATATATTGGCTCGTCCGTTAAAGGACGGGGTTGACTACTTTCCTAAGGATACGGACTTTTACGGAGACGATAAGGTACGACTTTTGAGAGCTGAGTTCCAGTCAAAAGGAATGTACCTGCTCGATTATCTTCTGTGTGACTTATACGGCAAAAATGGATACTTCATCAAGTGGGGCAAAGACAAGTGCTACCTTGTGTCTGACGGTGCGGGATGCGGTTGTGCTCCAAACTTTGTGGAGGAGTTCGTAAACAGGTGCGTTGCGTGTTCTTTTTTTGACGAGAGGGTGTACAACGTGTTTGGCGTACTAACGTCCTCGGGTATCCAGCGGCGTTATATCAGGATGTTTAACAGCCGCCCCGACATACCGATGATCAAAGAGTACTGGCTTTTGGATGTCAACGATAAAAAAGACGTCCCCAAGGGTGCTCTTGATAAACTTACCTTTAAGTCAATTAAAAGTACAGATAACCCCGATAAAAGTACAGATAACCCCGATAAAAGTACAGATAACCCACAAAATAAAATAGAAGAAAGTAAAGATATATATATGGACGAGGACACGCTGAGAGAGGTCGCACAATCGTTTGAAATGACGTTTGGAAAAACCATCGGAGGGCTTGACCGCACGATTATCTTGGAGCTTGTGCAAAGATATCCCAAAGACCTGATCATTGAGGCTATCCGCGTTGCGAAAGCAAATAACGCAGCATCAGCTAAGTATATACGGTCAATCCTGCTAAGACTCGAGGAGCAGGGGATAACAACGATGTCTCAGTATATGGCAAGCAAGAAGAGTAAGACAACGCAGCGGCAGCGTCATGCTAAGGGCAGCACGGATTACTCCGATCCATCTATATATCAAGGAGTAAAGGAGAGTGAGGATATTGAGTGATATCAAGACCGTCCCCGAAACATATCAGGTAGGTACTTGTCCGCACTGTGGGCGTCCGCTTCTCGCAGGGAGGATATATGGCGTCGAGATTAACCTGGAATGCGAATGTCAAACGGAAGCGAGAGAACGCGAAGAACAGCGTAGGAATGAAAAGAAGGCTCTCGACCGCATCGCAAAAAACCGTCGGGAAAGCGGCTTGCCCAGAGCTTATATCAATATCTCATTTGATGATTTTGAGGAGCGCGAAGGCACGCAAACGGCGCTGAGAAACGCTCGTAAATACGCTGAGAATATTAACGCGATTACCAAAGGATTGTTACTCATAGGCAACACCGGCAGTGGTAAAACGCATCTCGCGGCGGCTATTGCAAATACAGTGCTGGATGCAGGATATACCGTTAAATTTGCCAGGGCCGCCGATATACCCTATGAGGTACAAAAAACATATGGCGATCCGACCAAGAGTGAGGATGAGGTTATTGAGCCGCTGCGGAGATGTAAGCTGCTTATCATTGATGACCTCGGAGCGGATAAGCTGACTGACTTTGACCGAGCTGTTATCCACGGCATACTCGATTACAGGATAATCAACTGCAAGCCCACTGTGGTCACCACGAATTTGGCGGAAAATCAGATGATGGCAACGCTCGACAGCAGGACGGTTGACCGTATCCTCGGCAAGGATTATTACCAATATCGACTTACGGCACAGTCATACAGGCGTAAGGGGTGACTGCTATGGCAAAGATATCTCACTTGAGCAGCGACAAACAGAGAGCAATCGTCAAGGCTTTTAGGGACTTGAGCGGAAAATACTCGCTCGGGCAACTTTGGTCAGATTTCATCATTATGTCCGCAATCGCCATATCGAACTCGGTAGATTCCATCAATGCCGTTGAGCGGGAAAAGCGGTATATGAGCATCGTGAATAATTACGATACTAATACCGTCCAGAGATTCCCTCAAATCTTAGCTTTGATTATCGAGGGGATGGAGCTTGATTCGGATAAGGATTTTCTCGGCGAGATTTATATGGAGTTTGGCCTTGGCAATGAGCATAAGGGTCAGTTTTTTACGCCGTATAGCGTGTGTCGCCTCATGGCGGAAATGACATACGGTGATGATATTGCCGATAAAATCAAATCTGACGGCTTTATATCGGTAAATGACTGTGCGTGCGGTGCGGGGGCTACGCTGATAGCTTTTGCAAATGTCTGTAGGGATAAAAAAATAAACTACCAGCGGGACGTGCTTTTTGTGGCGCAGGATATAGATTTTGTGACCGCCTGCATGTGCTACATACAGCTGAGCTTGCTTGGCTGCCCCGGATATGTAGTTGTTGGTGACACACTCGTGCATCCAAGTGTATCGCTCGATAAAAAAGGGATACTACCGTTGCATACCGAGAATATTTGGCTCACACCGATGTTTTTTACCGACCTATGGAATCTTCGTAAGTTCAGGGCAAGAATGGCACAGGCAGAGTCACCGACAAAACCGCAAGATGCCGCAAATGAGCACGGCGACACGGCGGCACCGAAAATTCAAGAAAATGCACCAAGCAAATCAGAGTGCGAAGAAACATCGTCAGGTCAGCTTAGATTGTTTTAGGGAGGAAAAATATGATTACAAATTTGGAGGACATTGGCAAGGATTTCAAAACTCTTGCCATTGAGAAAATCAACAAGGAGCTCAACGAGTTCCACGGCGATTCTTACGGCAGTGCCGTCAGTACATATGTCGCGAATGTGCTTAGAGATTTCTGCGAGCAGGATGAGCGCTTTGCAGAGGTGGTTTATAAAACCAAGCGTTCGCTCTCTGATTGTTGTGCAGAGATTATGCGAGGGTGTGGCAAGCACATCTCGGATATCGAGGTTTATCGCAGGGCAACAAAAATGTATTTCCCCGACTCGGAGGTTAACTGCGTTATAACGATTATCACGGGTGAGCTGCCCGAGGATAAATATATCAGCAAAGAGCCGCCGAAGAAAAAAGCAAGCAAAAAAGATTCTGCGGCCAAAGTAAAACAGGATAAGCCCGCTAAGGAAAGCCCCAAAAAGGCCGAAGAAGCCGAAGTTATCCAATTAACGCTGTTTTAGGAGGTGCACTATGCTGGTTAAAAAGGCATTAAAAAATATCCCACCGTGCGAACGCCCAAAGGCGCCGCGCGGCGGAATAAAAGAAAAGTACCTCGCCGGAGCACAGATTTGCGAGATCCAAGGCTGCGGTAAGATACTAACCGTTGACTATTATAGCAGCAAAGACGGGAATTTGCAAGTGCGTTTTTTCTGCGACACAAAAAACTACATAACTTATCGTCCGAAAGACGATAAGTGGGCCGCTAAATATATGCTGTCGTACGAGGAGGTCGCGGAATGCGGCGAGATGCCCGTGTACGCAGATCTCAAATCAATAAAGCTCGTCAATGACTTCATTAATGGGCGCCATGTAGATAGCTTTTACTCATACGGGTGTAATTACAGTGCTGCAAGACGGACTAAGGGCATTGCAGCAGCAATAGACAGATACGTCTATGACTACGAGGATGAGCGGCGCAGGAAAGCGGCTGAGCGGCGAGAAGCTCTTTTTGACAGTCGGCGCAGGTGGTTCCCGGGGTACGATGGCGATATTGACCGTTTTTGTAATGAGCGCGCATTTGAGCACACCTATATATTCTTTAGCAACCTTGATAAGCAGCACAAGCGCAGGTGCGTCTGCGGATTTTGCGGTCATAAATGGGAGACTACCGACAGCATGAAACATAAGGGTCACGCCGTCTGTCCGAAGTGCGGTCGGGACGCGATCTCGATAGCTGAGCGATATCAGCACATGGCGGCAGATCGTACGACTATCTGTACCGCGTATAAGCACGATGGACAGCTTATCATGCGGTGGGCGGAGGCTCAGCGGTGGTTCGTGGGATTTAAGCCACAAATCAGATATTACGATAACGCATATACTTATTACCTCGTTAATAACGGTAAACCTAAAATAGTCTCATATTTTCTCACGCAAGCGCCGTACTATTACGGTTATACATGGGCGCGCAAAAATGGTGAGACCTGCTATCATCGCGCACATGTCTACGACGGCAATCTTAATGAGGTATTCGGTGCGACTTATTACAACGTGGATTTATCAAAAGCGCTCAGCTTTTGCAAAGGCCCGATTAATTTTATCGGACTGCTCGATAGACTAAAATCTCAGCCGCAAACTGAGTATCTATGCAAGATGGGATTAACGGCACTTGCAAGCGTTATGACCTCGGTGGACTATGAGGATGGCAAGGGCTTTGAGGGGATAATGGGAGTATCAAAACAATATCTCGCCATGTACCAAGAAATGAATGTGTCACTGACTGAGCACCGGATAATAAAGGCGGCGAGTGCGCGTATCACTCCAGATACACTTGAGAGATATCGTAATCTCGAGATTGAGTCATTTGCTCGGACTGCGAGGATCCTTGAGTACATGACGCTCGATACCTTATGCGCCTATGTCGAGCGGCAGCTAATGCTTGGTCAATATAGCGCATCCGGTATCATAGAGCATCTGGCGGATTATTACGACATGCTTTATACGCTTAAAATCCCTATAGATAAGCACACCGTCAGGCCGAGAGACCTCAAGCAAGCACATGATATACTCGTGCAGCGTTACAACATCGTTATGGCCGACATCAGGGATAAGGCGAGCCAAAAAGCCCTCGAGTATGTTAACAGGTGGTTTACCGGCTACGAAAAAGATGGGCTTTGCATAGCAGTACCTCACGAGAGGGCGGACTTCCTGCGGGAGGGTCAATCGCTCAGTCATTGTGTGGGCGGCGATAGCTATTATCAAAATCACATAAAAGGGAGCAGGATGATATTTTTCATCCGGCACGTCACTGAGCCGGATACGCCGTATTACACCGCTGAGATCGACATGGTTACATTTAACGTCCTGCAATGCTACGGCTTTGGCGACAAGGCTGCGCCGAAGGAGATTAATAAATTTATCAAGGATTTTGCAAGGAGCATTGAGCAAGGCATTAATAACAGAGTAAGAAAGGCGGGATAACATGGACAAGCAGCGGGTATGTGCTCAAAAGTCGAGCACGCTCAATGAGGGCGAGCGATTGGATTTAGCAAAGCTCCTCATTAAAGCCGGCTACACCGTGAGAATCAAAAAAGAAAAGGTTGATGGACGGAGTGCGGTTAACTATGTTGTGGAATTTTGGACGGAGGATGCGACATGAGCATTAAACTTGGCAGCTTTGCTGACCTCTGCGATGATTATAGCTTAATGCAGATCGTGGACAACACCGATAATGGACGCTGTTCTTCGTGCGGTGAGTGCTGCTCTAATATGTTGCCGCTCTCCGACATCGAGAAAAGGAGGATACACCTTTATATCAAGGCTAACGATATTAAAGAGCAGCGTCATGTATATCCAACGGTAAATCCTGTATTTGACATGACATGTCCGTTTAGGGACGAATTAAATCGTAAATGTCTTATTTACTCTATCCGTCCGGAAATCTGTCGCAGGTTTATCTGTAATCGCCCGGAAAAAGCCGAGCGAGATAAGGTGGAACTTTACGCTCATCGTGCAGCTACTATGATGCGACAAGAGTTTTACGGCTCGGAAGAGGGGGTTATGGAGGTGCTGATTAAGTGTTTAGGATGACCGAGGACGAATACAGGCAGTTGACCGGCAAGAAAACTGTTAAGCGCCAAAGTAAATATAACGCTCGAAGGGTGAGCGTTGATGGGATATCCTTTGACAGCAAGGCAGAGGCAGATTATTATTGCCGGCTCAAGCTGCTCCTCAGGGCAAGGGAAATAGACGGCTTTTGCAGACAGCCGCGCTTTGTCATTACTGAGGGCAGCAACGGCAGCAAGGGAACTGAATATGTCGCCGATTTTATCATCTTTTACCCCAACGGCACATACCGCATAATAGACGTCAAAGGGGTCAAGACAGATACGTTTAAGCTCAAGCAAAAAAACCTCGCAGAAAAATACCCCAAAATAAAAATAGAACTGGAGAAGTGAATAATTATGTTAATCGAAAAATCAATCATATCCGAAAAACTCAAAAAAGTTAAAGGCCTCGCGTCTGTCAAAATCGGCGATGCACAGGGTGTGCTTATTGCCAATGGCGCAATCAGAGCCCGCGATAAAGTGATGAGCGTAGAGCTTAAAATGCCCGAAGCCGAGGGCACGTCCTTGGTCTTGCCGGTTAAGGCGATTGATTACATTAACTCGCTGCCCGAAGGCGCGGTTGAAATCACCGAAGAGGCGGATAGAGTACGAATTAAGTCTCGAGTAGGCAGCGCCGCCTTTTCCACGGTGCCCGTTGATGAATTTGCAGCCGGCGTTACCTATGGCGTGCCGGATGAGGTGGCTACGATCTCGTGCGATAGCGAGCTGTTTTTTGACGCAGTAAACAAAGTAACTTATGTTTGCAGCGAGAAATCAAACAAACCTGTATCGGCTGGTGTGCTTTTTGAAAACGATGGGAAAAAGCTCGATATCGTGACCTGCGACGGAGTTCGCGCGGCGCATACGGTGCTCCCGCTGCCGGGAGAAAAGTACCGCATGATAGTGCCTGCGGCAACGCTTAAGTTCGCAAGGACACTCGGGCAAGCCGGACAGGTGGCGATTTATCAAGACGGCAAATATGCGGTGATACAGAGCGACGAGTACATAATTAGAGCCAATCTTATAAGCGGCGAATTTATTGATTTCAAAAAAATATTCAGGGAGATAGGCAGAACCCCGACCGTTGAAGCGGATTACATCCTCAGTACCATGCAGCGGTGTTTGATTGTAGCGGATTCAGACGCAACGATATCTCCCACGGTACTCAATTTTGAGAGCGGAAAAATAGATATCGCGGTCAAGACATCATCTGCCGAATTTAACGAGTCGGTCAGATGCGAGGGCAGTGTGGAGCCTTTGATGATTGGGTGTAACGCTCGTTACATATGTGATGCGCTTAAGTATTGTGGTGATAAAAGGGTCACCATCAGCGCTGCGTCACCAAAGCACCCGATATTTGTCTGCGATAGTAGCGCAGAGATGCTTATCCTGCCCGTGATGCTTAAAAACAAGACTGACTGATGCAGATCGAGGAGCGCAAGAAATATCAAGCCTATGCCACGGCTTGCATGAGAAATAAAACAAAGGTCAGATACGGCAGCGGGCTTTACCTTGTCGGAGCAATAATCTACACGCTCCGAGACAGGACGGACGAGGAGCTGTTCTCGGTGCTGTTGCACGATGCTAAAAGGCTCGACAGCTCAATAACGGTCGGTCTGGCAGAACTCTATAAGGCAAATCAAGATTAAAATCACCGCCGCCCCGAAAGGAGCCTCGTGGTTACTTTGCAACAGGGCGGCAGGAAGGAGGATACAGCATGAAATTAGATCAGACATTTGCAAGGGACATCAAAAAGCAAGCGAACGGTGACGGGAGCCTCGAAGCGAAGGTCACCTTCAAAAGGCAGGTTGAAAAAACCGCAAGGGCACTCTCAACCACGAAGGCGGCAGAGGTTTTCAACGACTGCTTGAAAAATTATGGGCGTGTCCCGGTTGCAATATGCGTAGCAGAAACAATTATTGAAAGGCGTGATCGGCTGGAACGACGATCATATATGTGGGCGCTTGAAGTTATGAAATTATACACGAATGCCCCCAAAGACAAAACATTTGCTTATATTAACGACGGATTACACCCAACAAGAATTGAGGAATACGCAAAATCACTTTTACGCGTAACGGCAGAGGAATGGTGATGAACGAACCGCCCGTTATTTCAATTCACGCACCTCTGATAGGGTGCGACCAAGATGCTAAAGGAGCGTGAGCAGAAGTGAAAGAAGTTATATTTTGCGAAGACTGCAAATACCGAGGTTGGCTTTATGGCATTGATATTGCCTTTTGCACACGAGATGGCGGTTATGTGGACGAGAACGATTTTTGCTCTCGAGGCGAAAAGTGTGAGGGCGAAGGAGAGGAGCAGAAAAAGCATTAAAGGAGAGTTGGAGCAATTGTTAAAAATCAAACCTATTACGCTTAAACAAGCCAACAGTTTTGTGGCGACGTATCACCGCCATAATTTGCCGACCACAGGATGTAAATTTGCGATATCTTGTTACGATGATGACCGCCTCTGCGGCGTTGCTATCTGCGGCAGACCAACAGCCCGCCGTGCCGACGACGGCGCAACCCTCGAAATCTATCGAAATTGCACAGACGGGACATTTAATGCGTGCTCAAAATTATATGGAGCGTGCGTCCGAATTGCCAAGAACATGGGCTACGAGCGTGTCATAACATACATACTATCGGACGAAAGCGGAGCAAGTTTACGGGCAAGTAATTTTGTCTGCGAAGGCAAAGCTGGATTGCTGTCGCAAGTGGGCGCACGTCAAAAAGTTAAGACAGTTGCGCCGCAACAATACAAGCAGCGGTTCGCCTACAATTTTAAGGAGGAAAACAACAATGCGTGAGAACAAAGGAAAGGAGCTTGAGCGCAGTGAAAAAATTTAGCATTTATGATACAACACTTTCGCTATGGCAAGACGGAGAAAGTGGTACGAACGGCAAAGAATATCCCCATTATAAACTTTTTGACGAAACGATGTCTTTCTTGGGTCAATGCAATTTTTATGTCGGCAAAGATAAACGTATAGAAAGGGAATTCAAAATTCTTTCAAAAGACCATAGGCAAGGGCGCTCGGGAAGTCTTGAATTTAAGGCCGAACGATACCGGAGAGGGTTCAAAATAACATTTTACCAAAATGTTGTATTTGAAAATCCGTACGGCGGGGAATACGATTTTGACAAGAGAGAAAAAATGCCGTATTTAATTGGCAAACAATACGAACTGGTAACAAAAAAGCTATCTGATTTTTTGGTAGCCAAAGGCGCACTCAACGACACAAAATCTGTGTGTAAAACGGCGGCGGATTTTATTAAATCAGACTATGTCAATTCGTTCCATCACCCACAGATCACTATGGACTTTTCGCTCTCTCATTTGGATGGTACGGGGATTGAATGTGAATACAACGCACGAGACCGAGACGGGAAGATATTGATTAACGGAGAAATTAAGTATTTCCGTGACGGCCGAAGTGGATATCTTTGCCGTGGCAAAATCTATCACAATATTAATAATATGTGGTGGGTGATTGTAGACAAATACAGAGTGAGAAATGTGGCATCCTTTGAGCTGTTTGATTTGGCTGAAAGCGATTGCTTAACAAGGAAGGCACCGCGCAGAACGCCAAAAGAATACTTAACGAAGCGCGAATATATCGCAAAAGCCACAACGAAGGAACTGATTAACGAGTTAAGGAGGCGAAAAAATGACAAAGAGTGAGAGGCATCCATTCCCGCCATTGTATGGAGCAAGGGAAAAATGGGGCGAACGAATATTTTATCTGCAACCAAACTATGCTTCCGCAGGGTGTTGTAGATGGTGCGGCAAGAGATTGAGCGGCAGAAGAAAATCGTTTTGTTCCGACGAATGCAGCAAGCACTTTAATGATATTACTGTTTGGCATAGAGGACGAGACCCATACTCGTTGAGAATACTTTATCGAGATAACTTTACCTGTCAAGACTGTGGGGAGTTCCACGCCTTTAGAAATGAGCACGGAATTTATATACCAATAGATGACGGGAGACTACAAGTACATCATATCAAATTTGTTTGTAACGGCGGAGGCGACGAACCCGAAAACCTTGTTACACTATGTGTTGAGTGCCACAAGAAAAGGCACAAGGAGGCAAAAAAATGAAATCTGTAATGTTAAGTATAAAACCAAGGTGGTGCGAACTGATTGCTAACGGTAGAAAGACGATTGAGGTTAGGAAAAGCAAGCCCAACCTTGAAACACCATTTAAGTGCTATATTTACTGCACTAAAGCCGACCAAAGATTGGTTGATATCATAAGAGACGGAGATGAAAATTACGGAGAGATATATCACGGCAAGCCTGTTTTTATTAAAACAGAAAAAGGCTCGGTCTGTGATATGTACGGTAAGCGTCAAAAGGTAATAGGCGAGTTTGTGTGCGATTATATTTTAGGAATAACACCTGACACATATGGACATGATGCCCTTAACGCATCTTGCCTTACTACTAATGATTTGTGGGAGTACGGCAGCGGCAAAACGCTGTACGGCTGGCACATATCCGAACTCGTTATCTATGACGAGCCGAGAGAGTTGAGCGAATTTTTAAGAATAAATCGAGAGTGTTGGTATGCGGACTTAGGCTTGGCAAAGCGTGACTGCCCTGAGTGTAAAAACGCTGAATGCTTTGTAAGTCGCCCACCGCAGAGCTGGTGCTATGTCGAGGCGGTGTAAGAATGAGGTGTGATTGTTGCCCGTTAGCACCATATGATGATACTTGCTCCGAATGTGGTAGATGGCACTGACAGAAATCTTTAAACAATGAGAACTACAATCTTGAAAGGAGAAAACAAAAGTGGCAGTAAAGACAGACTACAAAACAGGAGACAAGGTGGTGTTTATCAGCGAAGAAGAGCACAAAGAATTTCCAAATTTTTACCCCGAAGTTGGCACGGTAGGAACGGTGGTTAACGTACATGGGTTCGTCGCATTAGTCAAATGGGAACAAGGTTCGACGAGCAAAGGCGATTGTTGGTGGTGCAATTGCGACAAGATAATTCCCACAAAAGAATATTTCAAAAAAGAAAAGGAGAAAGTTATGAGAAACTACTCGACCGCCGATGTGGCAGAGGTCAAATATGGAGAGTGGGTTCACGGTGAATGTGTATCGCACTGCTCCGAATGTGGCGTTGAGACGTATCCTGAAAATATCACACCTTATTGTCCAAAATGTGGAGCGAGAATGGGCGGGGGTGATTTTGATGAAATGCCGAATATCAAATCCCAAGAGTAATCAGCAGGAGCTTGACAGGGCAATACATATCTCGGTTGCTTGCATGATGGCGGCAATAGCGGATATGGGCTATTGTGAGGCAAGCTGCCGTAAGATATGGGGCAAGGCCATGCTCTATATCAATCAGGTCAAGGATGGTGCGCTTAGCATCGGCGAGATCCTCGAGATGCTCGAGGAGGATTATAATATTAAATTTGACTCTTGACGCAAAAAAAGAAAAGAGGAAGCTTGCGCTCCCCCTAATCCATAACCAATATAATCTTACCGTAAATTAATCAAAAAGTCAATAGGAGGAACGCAAGCATGTCAAAACAACTATCTCCGGAACAGGTCATTAGGATTGCCGTGCGAGAGGGTATAAAGGCGGCGCAACAGCAACTTGAGTTCGAGCGTAACAAGCAACGCAAGCTGATTAAAGATAATCGCCTGCATAACACCAAACTACTTATCCAGGATTATAGGCTATTTAAGTCACACGCCGAAAAGGCACTCTACACAGCTCAGGATATTGACGATGATGAGAGCGTGTTTGATATCCTTTCTCTTATGTCGGATAAGGCTTTTACCGCCGCAGAAAACACAGCGGAGGCAATAAAACAATCAGCCGTAAAAACACAGATTATGGTCAAACATGTATCTGCGATGATTGAGATCTACCGCGTATGGTGTGAGCGGACGGGCAAGCTCGAAAACATGCGTCAATACAGAGTCCTTTGCGCCCTATATATCGACGACACGCCGAAGACTGTGGATGAGATCGCTGCCGCAGAAAACATTGACCGCAGGACGGTATACCGAGACATAAACGCCGCTTTAGATATCCTGTCGGCGCTCATATTCGGCATTGACAGCCTTCATGAGCAATGATGTCACAATCGTGTCATTGACCCTACAAAACAGCTGTGCTAAAATGTCATTGTAAAATTCTATAAGTTATTACCTGCCGGTACTCTCGCCCGAGTACCGGTATTCTTTTTGCAAGGAGGATAGGCAATTTATTAAAGCAATATGGTAACTCCTTCCCGTAGTGCGACCATCTATTACAGGAGGAAACAATATTGCAAATCAAGGAGATAGCGGTAGGCGATATAATCACCTACGAAAACAACCCGCGCAAAAACGATAAGGCTGTTCCGCCCGTTATGGAGAGTATACGGCAGTTTGGATTTAAGGTGCCTATAATCCTCGATAAGGACGGAGTGATAGTAGCAGGTCACACACGCTACAAGGCCGCTTTACAGCTCGGCATGGATAAAGTACCGTGCATCATAGCGGATGACTTGACAGATGAGCAGATCAGAGCTTTTAGACTTGCGGATAACAAATGCGGTGAGTTCGCCGCATGGGATGCTGACAAGCTGCGTGATGAGCTGCAAGCACTCGCCGATGAGCTTGACATGACCGACTTCGGTTTCGACCTTACGGAGGAGATACTTGACATCAACGAGTTTTTCTCTCCGGTCGATAAGCCCAAGGATGAGGAGAGTCCGCATACGGTCACCTGTCCGTTCTGCGGCGCGGAATTCACACCATGAACATCTACATTGCAGGCGGAGAAAAGCGCATAGAGATGTTTGAGGCAGTAAGACCACCGAGGATACTCCTATCGTACTACTACGTCTCAGATGAGATTATGGCGTATGCTAAGACGGCAAAAGAGTACATACTTGACAGCGGAGCTTTTACCTACCTTAACACGGGTAAGAGCGTTGATTTTGACTCATATACGGATAGTTATATAGAGTTTATAAACGCCAACAAGGTCAAGCAGTTTATTGAGCTGGATATAGACGCTATAGTAGGACTTGACAAAGTAGATTCACTCCGCAGACGGATTGAGCGCAGGACAGGACGGCAATGTATCCCTGTGTTCCACCGCAGCAGAGGCAAAGATTATTTCGTCGACATGTGCAAGGAGTATGAGTACATAGCACTCGGCGGGATAGCTATCAAAGATATCAAAAGAGCAGAGTATAAATACTTCCGCTGGTTCATCGACACGGCGCACAGCTATGGTACACGTATCCATGGACTGGGCTTGACTGATTTCAAGGCGCTCAAACAGTTTGATTTTGACAGCGTAGACAGTACGAGCTGGATAGGTAGTCGGTACGGCAATTTATATCGCTACGATAACGGCAACCTCAGGATACTGCGCTCTCCCAAAAACAGCAGGATGACCCTGCACTGGAAGACCTGCGACGAGATGAATCTCAGAGAGTGGGTCAAATATGTCAAATATGCAGAAAGATTTATGTGAGGTAATAACAATATGAAGAAAACACAAGGAAATTTAACGCTTTTATCAATGCTGTTTGCGGTCAGCTTAATCATCGCAAATGTCGTAACAGGTAAACTCTTCGCAACGGGGCTGACCATATTCGGCACGGAAATAACCTTGCCGGGTGCAGTCCTTTGCTACGCTATAACATTCCTCATCACCGATATAGTCGGCGAGATATGGGGCAGGCGAGAGGCAAATCAGATCGTCATATACGGTATGATTGGTCAGATACTCGCAACGGTGCTTATAGTCGGCACTCAGTATATCCCCGCACACGACCCCGCAGCACAGGCGGCATATGAGTTACTGCTCGGTCAAAACTGGGTATTTGTGGTCGGCAGCCTTGCGGCGTACCTTTGCTCACAGGCATGGGATGTATGGGTGTTCCACAAGATAAGAGACGCATACATAAAAAGGCGCGGCTCAACCAAAGGTGGGCGCTGGATATGGAACAACGCCTCCACCGGTACAAGCCAAATAATTGATACGGTGATATTTACGCTCATATCCTTCGGGTTGGGGATGGGATGGCTGTTCTCGGCACAGGGGCGCAAAACACTTATAGCCATGATGATAGGTCAATATCTGTATAAGCTGCTTCTTGCGCTTATGGATACGCCTATTTTTTATTTTTTCACACGCAAAGCAAAAGGATAATAACGATTAATCGGGAGGTGAGGCTCGTGGGAGCACCGCTCAAACTCTGTAAGGCATGTCTGTGGCTTAACAATCCTGCACCGGCAACTTATGTCTGCCCGTTTGCAAAATGCACCTGGGCACTCACCTCTACCACAGTTATAGACGGTCAAATTGTTGAGAGATATATCGACCGTTTAACCGGAAAGAGGGTCATTGTTGTGACCCGAAAGATGGTGACATAACTATGGCCGTAGGTAAGTATAAAAAATGGCAAGAGCCCGAAATGCTCGTCCTGCTTGAGGGGTGGGCGAGAGACGGCCTTACCGATGAGCAGATCGCCAAAAACATGGGCATTTGCCGAGATACGCTATATACATGGAAAAAGGCTTACGCCGACATCTCCGACGCCTTAAAAAAAGGCAAGGAGGTCGCAGACTACATCGTGGAGAATGAGTTGTTTAAGGCAGCACAGCAGCAGATAGTCACTATAAAAGAGCCTATCAAGGTGCGGATTGAAAAGCAAAAGGTCGGTAGCGGCAAGGTTGTCGAAGAGCATATCGAATATGTTGATAAGCAGATAATTGTTCCCGGTAATGTCACGGCGCAGATCTATTGGCTTAATAACCGCCGTCCTGACAAGTGGCGTAATTCCCGTGATGGCGACAGGGGAGCAAATGACACCGATGTGATTGATTCCTTCCTCGAGGTGATGGAGAGTGAGCAACAATGAGCGCAAGGCAAGGATACAGAGAGCCTTTACAACGCGGCTGCCCGTTTGGCGTAACAGCATAGCCGATTTCGCGGCGGACAATTTTTCATTCGTTCCGGATGAGTGGCAAGCGGAGCTCTTTCGCAATGTCGAGAGCTTCCCTCGAGTGGCGGTCAAGTCTGGACAGGGTGTCGGCAAGACCGGCGCAGAGGCAGTTATAGCTCTTTGGTTTTTGACCTGTCACCCCAACGCCAAGGTGGTATGCACGGCGCCGACAAAGCATCAGCTTAATGATGTGCTATGGGCGGAGATGTCAAAGTGGCAGAAGAGATCGCCGATATTATCAATCATCCTCAAATGGACAAAGACCTACATATACGTCAAAAATCGCGAGGAGCGCTGGTTTGCAGTCGCTCGGACGGCGACCAAGCCCGAAAATATGCAAGGTTTCCATGAGGACAATATGCTGTTTATCGTTGACGAGGCTTCGGGCGTCGCTGATGATATCATGGAGGCAATACAGGGCACGCTATCGGGCGTTAACAATAAGCTCGTAGCCTGCGGCAACCCGACAAGAGCGTCGGGCTTTTTTTATGACTGCTTTACATCGGCTGCGGCGTTATGGGCCCGTCAAACGGTCAATTCGGAGGATAGCCCGAGGACAAATCGCGACAACATACAGGCTCTCAAGGATAAGTACGGAGCTGAGAGTAACGTAGTGCGAGTGCGTGTCTATGGTGAGTTCCCGACCGCCGAGGATGATGTATTTATCCCGATATCTCTTGTAGAGGCGGCCATAGCTCACGACTTGCAGCCGCACGGACATAAGATCGAGCGCATAACTCTCGGTGTCGACGTGGCACGCTTCGGCGATGATGAGACGGTCATCGCCAGCAATGTGGACGGGAATATCAAAATCTCCGACAGGCGGCACGGGCAGGACACGATGAGGACGGTAGGCGATATTGTACGCCGCTGCACGGCGCTGCTGGCTGAGCACCCGAAATACAGAGATCAGATCTATGTCATCGTTGATGATACGGGCGTAGGCGGCGGAGTGACCGACAGGCTCAACGAGCTAAAGCGAGAGGGGACGATACCGAGAGTGACGGTTATCCCGATAAATTTCGGCGAAAAAATCCCCGATGAGGACGCGGCGGTATACTATGACGACCTGCCAACTTATATGTGGTCTATCGTCCGTGATTTAATGCGGGACAAGCTGATAAAGCTGCCGGATAACAGTGACATGGTGGCGCAGTTTTCTACCCGCAAATATACGATAAGCTCTGCCGGCAAGGTCAAGATCGAGAGCAAAAAAGATATGAAAAAACGACAAATCAAATCGCCCGATATAGCGGATGCAGTAGTGCTCAGTTGCTATAAGCGGCGAGTCTTTAATATTAAAAATCTCATTTAACGGTAAGGTGATGATGATATGGGAAAGGCTAACATCAACGGTCAGGAGGTCGAGATGGCTCGCACCGTCTCGGAAGTGTGCGAGGGCTATAGGACTGACGGCTATCAGAATATGCTGACAAAATACGGCACGAAGCAGGACAGCTCGACAGCGTTCCAGTTTGTGCCCGAAACACAATCTGATGATTATATGCTCAGCGTGCATTATCAGTTCAACGGCCTCTTCGCAAAGATAATCGACCTCCCGGCAGGCGAGGCGCTGAGTAAAGGATTTAGCCTCAACATAAACAACGCCGACGTCGAGCAGGAAATCATGAAGAAGTGGGCGAAGCTCGGCGGCGAGGAAGCCTTTGAAACAGCCGTTAAATGGTCAAGGTTATACGGCGGCGCCGTTGTCGTTATGCTCATCTACGACGGCAGAGGTCTTGATGAGCCGCTTAACTTCAAGGCGATAAGGGGCATAGACGAAATACGGGTGTTTGAGGCTGCGGCAGTTAATCCTATCTTTACCGCCGGCTATTACTCGGGTGAGCCTGAGTATTATCAAATCAATTCCCTTGACGGCTCATTTACCGTCCATGCTTCAAGGTGCCTTCTGTTCCGCAACGGACGTTTGCCGCAGCAGGTGGTCGACTCCAAACAGAGAGTATTCGGTTTCGCCGAGTATGACCGCATCAAGACGGCATTGCAGGAGACGATAACCTCTCACGGCTATGCTCCGAGAATGTTACAACGTGCGATACAGTCTATAATCAAAATAAAAGACCTTGCGAGCCTGCTTGCCACCGAAAGCGGCGAGGATGCCGTTGTCAAGCGCTTGCAGCTCATTGACATGGCAAGGTCGATGTTTAACTCAATTGCCGTTGATGCAGACGGTGAGGATTTTGACTTTAAGTCCACACCGTATACGGGCGTCAAAGAAATCCTCGACAGCTCGTGCAATATGCTCTCAGCTGTTACCAACATACCGCAGGCGTTGCTCTTCGGCAGCTCGCCGCAGGGCATGGACGCGACAGGACGCTCTGATCTTGAAAACTACTACAATTACGTGCAGCAGTTACAAAAGCGTATGCTCAGAGGTCCGCTCGAAAAGCTGTTTGGCATTATCATTAAATCGCTTGCCGCCACCGGCAGGATAGATGACAACTATGATTTTGAGCTTGAGTTTAACCCCCTTTGGTCTCTGAGCGATAACGAGCAGGCTGCGATAGATCAAGCCAACGCTCAAGCAAAGCTCATTAAAGCTCAAACTGCTCAAGTGTATGTAGATATGCAGGCTCTCGACCCGCAGGAAGTAAGGGCAGCTCTTGCCAAGGCTGACGAGTATGATGTTGAGACCATCCTTGACGACGTGCCCGACGATGAGCTCTTTGCCTCGGTGATAGAGGGCGCAAATGATGAGCCGCCCGCCGCACCGCCTCCAGTTTCTGAAGAGCAGCAGATTGACGAGTCAGATGATACACCGACAGCGGCAGCTGTTATCGTTATAAATGACGGTAAAATCCTCTGTGGAGTGCGTAAGGATAACGGCTTGATTTGCGGTCCTGGGGGACATATCGAGGCGGGAGAAGCGCCGATACAGGCGGCTATTCGCGAAACACAGGAGGAATTCGGCATAACGCCTTTGTCTTTATCAAGGCTCGGCACGATCGGTATTAACGTCAAAAGCGCCGATGCACACTGCACTGAGGTTTTCGCTTGCACCGAATTCTCCGGTAGGCCTAAAGCGGATAACGAGGAGATGTGCGGTGCCTTATTCGTTCCCCGTGAAACACTCTGCGAGGAATTTGCGGACAGCTTATTCCCGCCTTTTAAGGATTCTCTGCTTGAATTTCAAAAAACTGAATTATTTGTGCAGCTTTTTGATGTTGAAAAATCCAATAATGGTGATATAATTAAATTGTCGGAGGCTCAAGAGGACGGTGGCCCCGGCTCAGGTAATTTCGGCCATGGCGGACGTCCCGGCAAGCTCGGCGGTTCTGCGCCGGTCAGCGGTTCGGTCGGCAGGATGGCGCAGAATAAAACATGGCAAAAAGCCAAAAGCGCGGCCGAAGAAAAATGCAAGTCAGTTTTTCCGAAAAACCCCGAGTGCAGTGAGGGAACGAACTACAAAGGAGAAAAGGTCGGGCTTACAGTTCAGACTAAGGAAGCGCAGCAGTTTTATAACGATGTTTCAAGCGGCAAACTCAAAAGCATTGAGGAGCTGAAGAATGATCCTGTTGTGCAGCAGCTTGACTCCATCTCCCAAGAGTGCACGAAAGCTCTCGGGGGCGAAACTATATTAGATGAATCCCCTGAAAGGCAGCAGCTTCGTGAGGAAATAAAAACAGAGTTTTTGAATAACGGCTCTGCAAGGCTTGACGAAGACGGCAATTATGTTTATGACGGTGAAATCAAGAAGGAACATAAGGCTTGTGTCGTTATCGGCCTTCCTGCTGTTGGGAAAAGTACTCTCGTTGACCCCATGAGCCAGGAACAGGGAATGTTTATTCTTGATAACGATATGGTCAAGGAAATGATTCCCGAGTTTGCTGCAACAGGAGGAGCCGCGGCAGATGCAGTACATAGAGAAAGCGGTATTGTACAGAAGAATGCACTTAATGAATTCTTAAACGGCAACAGAAATGGTGACAATCTTGCAATACCAATTATAGGCGATGACCATCAAAAGGTGATGGATAAATATATTACCGTTCTCGAAAATACTGGTTATGATGTCGAGGTTAAATATGTCGGCGGTGATCCGCAGGTGAGCTGCAATCGTGTTGTAAGCAGAGCGGTTGAAACCGGCAGAATAATCAAAAGCAACGTGGTGCTTGATTACAAAACAAAACCCGCCGAGTCATATGAGTGGTTTAAAAACCAAAAAGGCAAGAACGGGAAGCCGTATGTAAGAGAGGAGAATAAATAATGCAGGATTTTGATAAGACCTGGTTTCGTTCCCTTGAAGAGAAGCAACAAGCCGCAGAGAAGGCAAAGACTATCCTTGTTAAGGCAGGAATGTGTGACGAGGGCATTGAGTCCTATTTAAAGGATGACGAGTTGATATGGACGGTGTGCAGAGACCCTGAGAGAGTTCTAACATGGAACGAGAGATTCCCTGAAGACTCGCTTGATACACTCTGCGGCGTGTGTTCACTTTCACGTGTGCTCATAGATTAAAGAGCGAGGTGACACTATGGATAATTTCTCAGTCATCTATAAGATTCTCAAAAAGCTCGAGAAAGCTATGGACCTTGATGAGTTTTCGATTGATGATGTTTCCGCCGAGGTTCTTAAAATCAGCGAGAGCCGGTGGGCGGCAATCATCGAAATGCTCTGCGAAAATGGGTATATTGCCGGGGTTACGGTTCAAAGGTCAGCGGACGGAGAAATAAAGATAAGCGAGAGCAGCCTGAGAATAACGCTCAAAGGTCTTGAATATCTCAGCGAGAACTCGTTTATGAGAAAGGCAGCTAATGTCGCCAAAGGCATTATCGAGACAGTTAAATAACAGCGAAACAGCCGAGCCCGATATTCTCGAGTTCGGCTGTTTTTATACCCACCTCGGAGGTGATATCATGGATCCGTTGTACCGTGCCGCAGTCAAAGGCAGGGTCGAGCGTAAGTTTGCCGGGAAACAAGACTTGCAATCAAAAGCTCGTCCGAAGCAGTCAATGAGCGCAGAGAGGGAATATAAGCGCCTTGCCCGAGAGGTCGATATGGCAGTCATTGAGGCGGTCAAAGAGGCTCTGCCCAAGCTCAAAAGGATATGCGACAGAAGATATGAGGACACTCACCGTTATGACGCGCAGAGTGATGATGTAGCGGATATTCAAAGGGTCTTTACAAAGGCTCTTGCAAAAATCTCCTCGGGTAGGTTTGACGATACGCTCCGCAGGCGGCTCACTCAGCTTGCTAACCTCAACCGCAAACTCACGATCAGCGAGTGGAAGAGAGTTGTTAAAAAGACCCTCGGCATTGATATCTTTACCGACTATTACAACGGCGGCAATTATCAAAAGCTTGTCGATGATTGGATACGCGACAATGTTGCACTTGTTAAATCCGTACCGTCAGCGGCTCTTGATGAGATGCAGCAGATCGTTATGGATGGGTGGTATAACTCACGGAGCACCAAATCAATTATGCAGGACCTGCAAAGGCAGTTCGGCGTGTCAAAAAACAAGGCAAAGTTTCTCGCCGTAGACCAAACGGCAAAGTTAAACGCCGCTATCACTCAGTATCAGCAACGAGACGCAGGCTGCGAAGAGTATGTATGGAGCTCTTCGGGCGACTCAAGGGTCAGAGGCCGTCACCGTGAGCTTGACGGCAAGACCTTTAGGTGGGATGACCCGCCTATCGTGGATATCAAAACGGGGCGCAGATGCCACCCGGGAGAGGACTATCGTTGCCGCTGTGTCGCAATACCCAGGTTTAACATTGAGTCTCTTAGTATCCCCGTCGAGCCAAAAGACTGGGATGCTATCGACAAGCAAACAAAGGCAATAATCGAGCAAGCCAACAAGCGGGCGAAATAATCCGCTATCATGCTTAAATGAGCAGCTTTATCACGTTGATAAGGCTGCTTTTTTATACCCATTTTACAGCAGCGAAGGGAGGTGAGAAAGTTGGATGAAGCAAGAGTAAGAAGCCCCGCCGTGGCGAAAGTAATCCGCTATGACAGCATACCGCTCAAAGCCACCTACACGGCAGAGGGATATCTGCGAGACACCCCTATAGTGACCTCGGTAGGTATCTTTGACTATCACAACGAGGACGGCTCAATCCGCAAAGAGCTGAGACTGCCCGAGCATGTCTTTGCTCCCGAAAGCCTTAAATCGTACAAGGGCAAGCCTGTTATTGTCACGCACGATGCAGGTACGGTCAATAAGAACAATGTTGAGCAGGAGGCAATCGGCACCATCCTCTCGGATGGTATCAGAGACGGCAATGATGTTAGAGCGGAGATCATAATCCACGATACCGACGAGCTCAAACGCTGTGGGCTCAAAGAGCTGTCACTCGGTTACTCCCTCGACCTTATCGAGGAGCCGGGCGAGTGGCAGGGACAGCACTATGATGCTATCCAAACCAATATCATGATCAATCACCTTGCGCTGGTGGCTAACGCCAGAGCAGGGGAACAAGCTCGTCTTAATATAGACGGCAAAGACACATCCAAAAAAGGAGGCAAAAACATGGCAAACACCACCAAGAAAAAGGCAAAGCGCAGAGACGAGGACGACGCTGCAGTCGAGCTCGCTAAGACCGTCCTTGAGCAGGCGGGCGAAGAGGGCGCTGTTGCCGGAGACGATGACAACACCCCCATGATGACCGACCCCGCCGCAGCTCAGCAGGGCGCACAGGAGGGCGGCGCTCAGCCCTCGGAAGAACTGCTCAAGAGTATCCGCGACCGTAAAGACCGCAGAGACTCCGATCAGGATGAGGCACCCACCAACCTCGACGAGGCAAATGAGGTCATCCGTCAGCAGAACGAGGATATCGACGCTCTGCTTGAAATGCTCGATAAGAAGCAGGAGGGCGAGAACAAGAAGGAAACTCCCGTGCCCAATGCTGACGAGGACGATGATGACAAGCAGAATGCCGATGATGACGACGATGAGAACACCGACGATGACAACGAGAACACCGAGGGCGGCAGCGAGGAAGAAAAGCCTACTGTTATGAACGCCGACTCTATCGACGCTCTTGTAAGAGCAAGGGCGGCTATGTCCCGCCTCGGTGAGCAGTATAACATCGACGGTCTTGATGACCTCTCGATGATTAACGCTATGCGCAAGGTTATCAGCGTAGCTACTCCCGGCATCCGTCTCGACTCCGAGGCTGAAATCAAAGGCGCGTTTAGAGTTGCCGTTGCGACCCTCAAGAGCCAGAAGACCATCGCTGACCAGAGAAAGCAGATGCACTCCGGCATGAGAGCAGACGGTTACAAGGGCTCAGAAGCCGACGCAGCTCGCCAGAGAATGATCAACAAAAGAAAGTGAGGTAAATCCGAATGAAGCAGCTTAACTACAATTTCGCACCCGATCTGGGCGTTGCCGGCGGCCTTTATGACCTTACCGGCTATGTCTGCGACTCTTTTTGCAACGCCGAGAAAGACGGCGTGCTCAAGCACGGCATGGGTATCGTGACCGGCTCCGCAGCAGGCATCGCAGCGCTCCCCACCAAAGACTCCACCATTAGTAATTTTGAGGGCATCCTCGTAAATGGCCTTACAACCGAGCACAGCATGGACGGCAGTGTAGTCGTCAAAGAGGGCACTACCGTAGGCGTGCTCAAGCAGGGTCGTATATGGGCTCGTGTAGCCGCAGATGCTGTCCCCGCGAACGGCAAGGCCGTTTACTTTATCATCAAGGGCGATAACGCAGGTCTGTTTACGACCTCAGACGATGACACCAACGCCTCCAACGCTATAGCGATCAATGCTAAGTTTATCGGTGGCAAAGGCTCGTCTGATGTAGCTCCTGTTGAGCTCTATCCCACCATGGTAGTACCGTCATCCGTTGCTCAGACCAACAATACCGGCGATCAGTCGCAGGGCGGCGGAAACGGCAATTCTTAATTAAAGGAGGTAACGCACCATGAAGAATAAGAAAGTAAATCTCGACAGCAAGTCTGTCGATGTAAAGACCCTCGCAAACTCGAGGCTCATTCCCTCGCTCGTATCTTCCGAGACTCATTTTGACTCGGCAGAGGATGCGTCAGTCTTTTTCGCTCGCGAGCTTGACCATGTTAAGGCTAAGTCCTATGACAAGCTCTATCCCGAACTGACCTCGTTTAGCCTCTTCCCCCACACTTCTGAGGCTGACCCCGGTGATGAGACCACGACCTATTACAGCTACTCCCGCTCCGGCATGGCGAAGATAATCCACAATTACGCCACCGACCTGCCCCGTGCTGATGTTAAGGGCGAGCCCGAGACTGCTCACATCAAGTCCATCGGCGGCAGCTACGGCTACTCCGTACAGGAGATGAGAGCATCCCGCAAGAGCGGCAAGGGCCTCGACCACCGCAAGGCAGAGGCGGCGAGATATGCCGTTGACGTAGCCCTTAATAAAATCGCATGGGCTGGCGATCCCGAGAACAGGCTGATGGGCGTGCTCACCACCTCGAACAACATCCCTGTTACCACCGCGACCGCAGGCAAGGGCGGCTCGGCGAAGTGGAAGGACAAGACCGCTGATGAGATCCTTGCTGATATCAACGGCTACATGGCAACCGTCTCAAGAAACACCAAGAACGTGGAGAGACCCGACACCCTCGCTCTTCCCACCGATGTGTTTATCGACATCGCCACTCGTCGTATCGATCATACCAATACCACGGTTAAGGATTTCGTACTTGAGCACGCTCCCTATCTTAAAGAGATCGTTGCCGCTGCCGAGCTCAACTCTGACAGTGTAGAGACCAATCCTTACGCCAAGTCCTCTGATGGTCAGAATGTTGCGTTTTTCTTCACGAAGGATCCCGACAAACTGGCAGTTGAGGACCCGATGCCGTACTATCAGTACCCCGTGCAGGAGCGCAATCTTGAGATGATAGTGCCCTGCGAGGCAAGGACTGCCGGCGTCATCATCTACTACCCGCTCTCCGCTCTTATCGCGGTAGGCATCTAATCTAAATTAACGGAGGTATTACCATGAAGCTCAAGAATAAGTCTGCGAAGATAATCACCATAGGCGACCTCGATATACTCCCCGATCAGATAGCTGAGGTCGGCAAGGAAGTCGAAAGCAATCCTGTCGTGCAGCTCTTTATTGATAACGGCTTTTTTGCCGTTATCCCCGATATGGCAGCTGATGAGACTGCTGTGACCGCTGAGGCTCTTGCCGAAAAGGTCAGCAAGCTCAAAAAGGCGGAAGTCATGGAGGAGCTCAAGAAGCTCAGCGTCGACTTTGACGAGAATGAGAAGGTCGCTGAACTCAGACAGCGCCTGCTCGAAGCGATGATATGACCAATGTCATTAATACGCTCAAGCTCGTTGCTCCTGAATTCGGCACGATGAGTGATGATGATATCCAGAGCTGGGTGTTGCTTGCCGAGCCTTTTGTCAGCAAAAAGGTGTTTGGCAAGCTCTACACACAGGCTCTTGCCTATCTTACAGCGCACATGATGAAGATGAGCGGAAACGGTGATACCTCTAAAGGGACTGTCGGCGACTCCATGAGGGTCGCCTCGGTCTCCGAGGGCAATACATCAATGTCATTTAATACGTCGCTGTATTCGCCCGGTGATGTCGATGCGGAACTCAACCTTACTGTGTACGGCATCAGATACCGCCGCATACGCTCGATGTGTGTATGCTCCGTCGTGAATGTAGGTGTTGCCAATGGCAGGCCATGATATCATCACCGGCGCAGGCAAGGAGTTTTTTAGGCAGATCGAAGAACTCAAGAAACTGCAAGTGCGAATAGGCTATCAGCGCGGCAAAGCCTCTAAGACGGATGATGACGGCAATGAAGCAGATTACTGCGATATCGCCATGTGGAACGAGCTCGGCACATCAAACGGTATCCCGTCAAGACCTTTCTTGCGAAACAGCGTCGATAGTAACGCTGAGCAGATAGACAAGGCTTGTAAGGACGCCATAAAGGTCATCGCCAAAGGAGGTAAAGCCGAGGTAGTGCTCAAGCAACTCGGTTTGATGCAAAAGGGCATAGTACAACAGACGATTTCGAGCGGCGATTTTGTGCCCAATGCTCCAAGTACCGTTCGGCGAAAAAACCACAATGGCAAAGGCTCTGCAAAGCCCCTTATAGACACGGGCGGCCTGCGGAATAAGGTTAATTTTGTTATATGCAAAAAGGGGGAATACGATTGATTGCTTTTTTCAGTAAGCCGTACAAGGTCAAGCGCTTCGGCAAGGAGCGGATTGTTGACGGCTATGCCTCATCAGGGTATGTTGATATCAGTCCTATCTCCCTTGATGTGCAGGAGCAGGATTATACCATGACCTCCGAGGCTAACGGTAAGCGGTCGCCCAAAACGCTTAACGCTTTTGGACAGTTTAAGTTTGTCGCCGCCGAGCCACCTGATACGAGGGGCGATTTGCTCCTCTACAAGGGCAAATGGTATGAGTGCAAATCATGTGTCGAGCACGGTAACACGCTGCTTCGGCACTTTTTTGCTACCTTCCAGCTCGATCCAGATCAAGGAGGGTTTGCCGATGAATGCTAACAAACTCCGGAAGCTCCTGCGGGATATAGTGCAGATGTACTTTGCCAAGGCAACAGTGCTTTGGAGCGAGGGCAGGAATACCCAGCCTAAAAAGCCCTATATCACGCTTAAAATGGCTTCTGCCGGTAGGGATACACATTATACCTACGAGGACGACAACGGCAATCCTTGCGGCTTTATCAGCTCAAAAGCGCGGCTGGAAGTCAACCTCTTTACCAACGGGCTCATAAAGCTGATACCGAACGCCTCACCGCTGTTTATAAACACAGCGGTCGGAGACCTTGAGGACTTTTGCAATTTTGTCACGAGTGACAAGGTGATAGATATCTGCGACGAGCATAACATCACAATCATGCAGAGCGGTGATGTTATGGATGTGACCGCCTTGCTTGACGGTGTTGAGCATGAGTACCGAGCTATGGTCGAGTTTGAGGTCGACTATATGCAAGAAGTACGGGGCGCCTACGGCGTATCGACCGATTATTCAAGCATCGACAGCGAGGGCGAGGAGAAGCCCGCAGGATTTGTCCCGACGCCATCAGGCGGCAGGACGGAAGAACAATATAACTCAGAAATAGGCTACTTTATAGAAGTAGAAACAGAAAGCGAGGAATAGATAACATGAAGAATCTTGCTGATATCGTCAATGTCAGTATCGGTATCGAAGAGCCGATAGTTGACTCGGCGAGCTTTGACAATATGCTCATCATCGGTCCCGAGCCCAAACAGTGGGACGGCCTCACGGATGATGAGAGAGCAAAAAAGGACTCGGTGTATATCTGCTCGAGCGCTACTGAGCTGACCGAAAAGGACTCGCTCTATGCCTCGACCGATAAGGTTGACGGCGACCCCATCGGCATAGCCGGCAGGGTAGCGTTTACGCAGGATCCCAAGCCCGATAAGGTGTATTTTGCCGTTAACAAAAAGCTCCCTGCAACAATCAAGGATTGCAGTGTCATTGTTGCGGCGACCAAAGAGGATATCCCCGCAGCACTGCTCGGCAAAGTGGGCGAGAGCTCCGTTACGGGTCTGCCGTGGATTATCGCCTCTTACAAAGAGGTTGATGCAGATGCAAACAGACAGACCAACCTTGCTATATCCAAGGGTAGCGGCGATTACAGCGGCGTTGTTAAAAACACCGTTGACGGCGTTAACTACGCCAGCCTCTCTATTGCAAGTGACCCCGCAGGCACTTACGTTGTAAGGATAGAGGATAAGGTGTACGCTACCGCGGCAAAGGAGACGGTTACCAACGCAACCGACTGCATCCTCACCATCGAGGTCAACGCAGACGGCGCAATTGTTGATAACTCCGAGACGGTCAAATATGAGCGCATGGCTGAGGACATAACCGCCACCCTCGAAAGAGCACTGCTCACGAGCGGCTGGTATGTAGTCTGCCCGACTTATCTTGATAAGGTCACCCTCGAAAAGATAGGCAATTGGGTTGACTCTCAGTCTAAACTCACCGTCTTTTCGGTCGTTGATATGCCCGAAGACGGCGAGACGCCTATCCTTGATAAGAGCCTCAGATGTGCCGGTATCTTTGCAAAGCAAAGCCTTGAGCAGGAGCTTGCAGATGTGCCTAAGGATAACCTCTATATCAATGTCGCATGGGCGGCAAAGTGTCTTAACTATCAGGCAGGCTCTGAGACATGGGCGCTCAAGACTCTTGTAGGTATGCAGCCCGCAAGCCTCACGAGCACTCAGATGCGTAAGCTCGAGGTTCTGCATCTGTCGTATTATACGACCTGTGCGGACAGAGATATCACCTGCAACGGTCAAGTCACCTACGGTGAGTGGATCGATGTCGTCCGCTTCCGCGATTGGCTCCAAAACGACATGCAAAAGGCTATTTACAGCTTGCTTGTCAAAAATCCCAAAGTACCCTATACCGACAGAGGTATAGCCCTTGTTAAAAGTGAGATGATAGCCTCGCTCAAGAGAGGCCAGCAGAACGGCGGTATCGCCGAATCTGAGTATAATGACGACGGCGACGAAATACCCGGCTATGTTGTCAGCGTGCCCAGGTCTGCCAACATCTCCGACTCGCAGAAGAAGTCCAGAAAGCTCGTCGATTGTAAGTTTAGAGCACGCCTTGCGGGCGCTATCCATGCGGTCGAGGTCAAGGGCACTCTGGCATACTCGCTGTAATGTAAGGAGGTCGAAAGCAAATGAAAACCGGAATCAAAACCTACAACTGCCGTGAGGTCATCGTGACGCTCGGCTCGCACATCGTGAGCGGTTACGCTGAGGACTCCTTTGTCACCGTGGAGGAGGTCGGCGAAGGTACTTCCGCTGTCTGCGGCTGTGACGGCGAGCACAGCAGGTCAATGGATCCTGACCGCTCCGTCAATGTTAAGATCGCGCTCAATCAGACCTCAAGCTCAAATAAGTACCTTAATAAGCTGTTGAGGCTTGATAAGGATACGGGAGAGGGGCTTGTGCCTCTTATGATAACCGACCTTAGAGGCGGTGTGCTCATCCATGCAGATCAGGCGTACGTCAAGAAGCGCCCGAGCACCGTCTACGGTAAGGCGACACAAAACAGAGAGTGGGAGCTCGGTACGGGCGACTGCGACATCCTCGAAGAATAAGGAGATTTTAAAATGGCGTATAGAGAACCTACCCAGAAGCAGATAGGGGAGTATGTCTTTTACATCTACCCGTTTTCTGCGTTTAAGGCGGCGAATATCAGCGGCGAGCTTGTATCGCTGATATCTCCAATCCTAGTATCAATTCTGCCCTCTGTGGTTAACAAAGATGACGATGACGGCGGCGACGAATCGCTGCTTGATATGGACATCTCGGCGGCGATGCCCTCAATCATGCAGGCCTGCTCCACACTTGATGGTGATAAGGTCGAACACATGATGAGGCTGCTGCTCACTCAAAACCGCAACATCTCATTTGAGCATGAGCAGGAGCGCCGTGTTAAGTGGCTGTCCGAGGATGATATGGACGAGCTGTTCTGCGGCTCCATCGAGGATATGTTCGTCCTCGCTGTTGAGGTTATAAAAATCAACTTCAAAGGTTTTTTCAAGAGGCTCGGCAACCTGTCTGGCAACCCCGCAGAGTTGCTGAGCAAAATGCAGAAGCCGATAAGTACGGACACCTTGACACCTCTCGCTTCGGCGACCTCGAACTGAGGCTCTATACCCTAATCAAAGCAAGGCTGGCGTCGATGGTGGAGCTAAAGACCTGCTACACCCTCGACGAGGCCTTGAAGCTCTATGCGCTATACCGCATGGATAGGGATATAGAGGCGGCTCAATGTGAGGAGGTGAGAGAGCATGACAATTAGAGATATAGCTATAGCTTTTGGATATGAGCTTGATGCGAGCAGCGAGAAAAAGGTAAATGACAGCATCAAAGGCTTGAAAAACATGGCTACAAAGGCTCTCGGCGCAATAGGTATAGGTTTTTCCCTGTCGCAGGCAAACGCCCTTATAGAGCAGTTTAAGGCGACAAATTTGCAGCTTAAATCCGTGACAGGCAATCTTGCCGACCAAGGCAAGCTACAAGACGACATTATGCAAAAGGCGGCATCTACGAGAGTGTCTTACGCCACCACAGCAAAGGCGGTGTCCGACTATGTGTCTCAGAGCAAAAAGGTGCTCAGGACCTCTGATGCAGCACTCAATTTTGTTGAGCTGTCGACAAAAGCCTGGAAGGCGGCAGGCAAAGAGGAGTCTGCAATAGCCTCGCTCCACAGCACGCTGGCAAAGGCGTTTCAGAAAAACATCATTGACGCAGGAACATTTGAGACGCTGTTGTCTCAAAGCCCTGAAACCATCAAGTACCTTGAAAAGAGTCTCGGAAAAAGCCGTGTACAGCTTAAAGCTATGGCTACGGCGGGCGTGCTTACGGCAAGTCAATTGACTGCCGCGTTTACTAATTCCGCTGATGAAATCAATGCCGCATACGCCGAAACGGGAGTGACGATATCCGAAGCTATGCAAATAGCCAAGGATAAGATAGGGCTTGTGCTGACTCAATCCGACGAAGGTATCAAGCTGACAACGACCATAGCGCAGCTCATATTGAAGGCTACCGATTATGCCCTCAAGGGCCTGAAGATGGTTGTCTCGGCTTTTGAAAAACTCACGAAGGCACTTGGGGGAACGCAAAAAGCTCTGAAGCTGATGGCTGTTATCATGGCCGCTATGTTTGCTGTTTCGCAAATCGCTAAAATAAAGATTGCAATCGATGCGTATAAAGGTCTGACAGCGGCACAAAAAGCTGCCAATAAGCAGATGCTGATAGGTAAGCTGAATGTGCTGGCTGTAGTTGCCGCAATAGTCATGCTATTCCTCATCATCGAGGATATTGTCGGTTTTATCAACGGTAAAGATTCCGTTTTCGGAGACTTGCTCAAAAAAGCAGGATTTGACGTCGAAAGCATAAGAACAAAGCTCAAGGATTTTTATGATAAGGCAAAAGAAAAGGTCGAATCGGCGATAGGTTATCTCAAAGAACACGGCGAGTCTATAGTGAAAGGAATCATGAAAGTTGTTGTTGCCCTCGGAATGCTCAACCTCATCATCCAGACGGTGAGAGCAGGCATAGCAATCTATAACGGGATTATGGCGGCAAAAATCTTAATTGACAAATTGGCTGCCGCAGCGGCAACAGAGCTTGGATTCGCGGGCGTATTTGCCGCCGTCGGTATATCTGCTATCGTCGTTATAATCGCAGTAGTAATAGCAGCACTGGCGCTTCTCGTCGTTTGGATTATTAAAAATAAAGATAAAATCTTGGCATGGATTAATAATCTGAAAGACAAGATATCGGCATGGTGGGACGGAGTCAAAGAGACCTGCTCGAATAAGTTTTCTGAGATAGTTGAGAAGGTCAAATCGTTTTTCGGCAAAATAATCGAATGGTTCAAATCTAATTGGCCTGCACTGTTACTGCTGCTTGTCAATCCCTTCCTCGGAGGCTTTATGCTGCTGTATAACAACAGCGAGAAATTCCGCAATTTTATCAACAATCTGCTTGAGAAGATCAAGGAGAAGTTCGGTGAAATGAAAGAAAAGCTCAAGAATAAAGTGGCTGAGTGGAAGGACGGAATCGTTGAAGGCTTTGAAGCCGTTAAGACTTGGTTTGAGGATCTGCCGAAACGAGCGTGGCAATGGGGCAAGGATATGCTCAAAAACTTCGTTGACGGTATCAAAGGCGGCAAAAGTGATGTTGAGGAAGCCGTAGGAGGGGTCACGGAGCCGATTGAAAGCAACCTGCATCACAGCGTGCCCGATGAAGGGCCGCTCAAAGACGACGATAAGTGGATGCCCGACTTTATCAGCAACATTGCAGGCGGCATCAGAAAAGGGCTGCCGAAGGTGCGAGCTGCCGTACAGGGTATCGTCTCGGAGCTGGCTGTGTTTGCCAGCGGCGCACCGACAAATGTCACGCAGCAGATGTCGCAGGGAGCAACAAGTACACGAATAGTCAACCAGTATAACAACTGGACGAACAACTTTAACGGCGGCACTAAGCAGGAGCAGGCTGACCTTGCGGACGCATCCGATAAGCAGACCACGGTAGCAAGCCGTAAGCTCGGTGTAGAGCTTGCATATACGAGATAGGCGGTGATAGGATGAGCAAAAAAATACAGCCCGTCAGTATTGACGGCATCGAGTTTGATGCGCTTATCACATCAAGCGAGAGTTTGGCGGCAGACATACCTCAATATCCCGTTGAGGATGGCTATGAGGTCAGCGACACAATGATATTAAAGCCCCTCTCGCTTGAAATTACCGTATTTGTGAGCAACACTCCGCTTACACACCTTGAGCGCTTCGGCGGCGCCGAAAAGTGCCGCACACGAGTTGACGATGTTGTAGCACAACTCAAAAAGATGAGAGCGGGCCGCAAGCTCGTTACGATTACCACCAACGATGCGACCTACAGGAACATGGGGCTTGAGAGTATGAGCATAGCTAAATCACTTGAGACAGGTTATGCTCGACAGATCCCTATGACCTTTAAGGAGGTCATCATCACAAGCACGCAGACAGTCGCGGTTCCCGCCTCTTACGGCAAGAGCGGTGCGACCGGAGCGAGCGGCGGCAGCGCTTCGACATCATCGTCGTCTTCATCATCGTCAGGAGACAGCGGCAGTAATTCGACGATTTTGCACTCGATGCTCAATGGAGGTAAATAGCGTGAAAACAACAATATCCGTACCTGACATGAACGACTGCTTTTTGCGGATAGTCATCCTCGGTGTGGAGTATCTGATACGATTTACCTACAACGACACCTATGACTGTTGGAGCTTTGGATTATATCTCCCAAACAAAGAGCCCATCGCGCAGAACATCAAGATCGTGCCCAATTTGCCGCTCAATCTTTTTACGGGAGCTATCGAGATGCCGAAGGTGCTGTTTGTGTGCGAGTCCAACCTTGAAAAGGTCGGGCGAGATGCCTTTTTGGACGGCGCGGCTCGGTTTTGCTGCATAGAGGGGTGAGGTCATATGTCAAAGAATTGGCTGAGAGCCTACGAACTCATGGCAGGACCGGCAGGCGGAGAGGGCTTTACGACGAGCGATCTAAAGATTAATTTTAGCTTGTCAAAAACCGAGGACGAGACCTGCAATTCCATATCGCTCTCGATCTGGAATCTCAACAAGCAACATCGGGCGGTGCTCGATAAAAAGGATTGCGTTGTCAAACTGAGAGCCGGATATGTCGGAGATATCAAGGACATATTTACCGGCTATGTAGTTTTTGCCGAGGGCGAGCCTGACGGCGCTGATTATAAGACAACGCTCACCATCGTTGATGGGCGAGTAGAGTGCCGAGATACGCAGGTCAGCAAGACGTATAGCGGCACGACAAGCTCAAAGACTGTGTTTGACGATATCGCCGCCGACATGGGAATACCCATTAAATACGGCGAGGACGTAAAGCACATAGACCTCGATGATTACTCTTTCGTGGGAGACGCCACCGCCTCACTCGATGAGGTTTGCGAATCCGCAGGGCTGTCGTGGAGCATCCAAGACGGGACGCTCGAGGTCAAGAAGAAGTTTGGCACAATAAACAACACGGCGTATAAACTCAGCTCATCAACGGGGCTTATCGGCGTGCCGAAGAAGGTCAGATTATCGAGCGAAAACAGCGTTGATAACGATCAATACGGCTGGCAAGTCACCTATTTTATGAACGCCGATATCAAGATATCCGATTTTGTCTACCTCGACAGCAAAGAGGTCAAAGGCTATTTCAGGGTGTCGGAGCTGTCGATGAGCGGCAGCAGCCATGACGGCGATTGGACTTGCACGGCAACCCTGCTTGAGCACTCGGCCTTTGTTGCCGAGAATGCGGAAGCGTTCGGCAAGCTCTCAAAAGAGGAATTTGCAAAGTCGAGAGTATCAAACAGGTATAAGGACTACAACGACTATATCTCAGGCAAGAGCGGGCATTACAATGCGGCTGATAAGTCCTGGGTGTATGATTAAGGAGGCACGGTTATGTTAGGCGAAGGAAAGCAGATAAAGCAGATGATACAGGATATGCTCAGAAATGTGCATACCTGCATCCCTGGCAAGATATCGTCGTTTGACGCTGCGAAATGCACCGCCAAAATTCAGCCGGCGGGCAAGTTTAAGCGAGCCAACGGTGAGTATCTTGACTACCCCGAACTCGACCATGTGCCTGTTTTAATCACTCAGTCGGCAGATCAAAAGGCAACCGTTGCTTACCCTATCAAGGCAGGTGATGGCTGCCTTTTGCTATTTGCGGAGCAGCAGCTTGACAGCTGGAAGGACGGGCGAGAGCCTAAGACCGAGCTGCGCCACGCCCTCACGAGTGCGGTCGCAATCGTTGGGCTTGTCTCGGCGGCAAACCCCGTCGTAGAGGACGCTTGTAACGATGATGCTATTATCATCGACCGAGAGGACAGTCGGGTAATCGTCAAGAAGGAAAAGGTCACTGTGCTGCCGAAAAAGGATGACCCCACGCACAAGTTTGAGGTCACAAAAGACAGCATCAACGGCGAGTGCGGCAAGTTTGTCAAAATCGCTCTCACCGACAAGAGCGCCGACATTAAATGCGGGGAGGCTTGCTCCATAGGCTTATCACCCGCAAAGCTCTCACTCAAGGCTCCTGTTATTGAGATAGAGGGGCTTGCGACAATGGTTACGAGTACAGCGTTTGGGGTCAATACGATTTTGTATCCTGTCTCTACCGTGCCCGTGCCTGGTGCGATACCGCCCATTGATGAGATACCGGGAGTGAGCGATGCAATAAAGGCAGCAGAGGGGGCGATAGCGTGAAAGACTTACTCTTAAACCGAGACGGCGATCTTGTTATCAATGCGACAGGTAACATCGAGATAACCGATAGCGTAGCGCAGGCTATCATCATCCGCCTCAGATGGTTTTTCAATGAGTGGCGTTTTGCACCTCAATACGGAGTGCCCTACTTTGAGGAAGTGCTCGTTAAAAACCCGAGCGATCTTAGGGTAAGACAAATCATTCGAGATGAGATCCTTTCCGTTGAGGAGGTGGAGAGCGTCAGCAGACTTGATATATCCCTCAGACCTGACCGCAAGGCGCTCATTAGATTTGCGGCGGTCGTCAGAGGAGAACAAGAAGAATTGGAGGTGACAATCTATGCTTGATGATAAATACGGCGTTACGCCGACAGGCTTCCTCCGCAAGCGCCTTGATGAGATAACTGACGAGCTGCATACGGAGCTCTCAGCGGGTTTTGGCATTGATACGCGTCATAACCCCAAGTCCTTTTTGAACGTGCTTGTAGTCGATTTTGCGGACAAAATAGCGGAATTATGGGAGGTGGCCGAACAGTGTTATAACAGTCAAGTGCCCTCGACCGCCGAGGGAGTAAGCCTCGATAGAGTGGCACAGCTCGGCGGCTCTGTAAGGTCGATGCCTACATCGTCCGTATACACGATTTTATGTACGGGCGATAACGGCACGGTCATACCGATCGGCACGAGGATAGCGTCTGATACCAACCCCGCCGTTGAGCTTGTTAATACAGCTGACGGGCTTATCTCTCTTAATGACTGCGTTGCCGCCGAAATAGCTACTGTAGGCAGCTATGGAGCAGGCGATAAGTTTACGCTGTCTGTGGACAGTCATAAGTTTGAGGTAACTCTGCTTGACGGACAGGACCCGATAGAGGCTCTTGCTGAAGCAATGGACGATGAGAGCTATGTGACTGTTAAAACCGAGCAGCAGGGGACTGACAGCGAGGTCAAATCAATAGTGCTGACCTTTGATGAGTCCGTGCCTCGCAAGGTGCTCATCTCATCAAATCTTAACGCAGTAAGCGTTACCTCGCTTATCTCATTTGCAACGGCAGAGCAGGGCGATTTTATGCTGCCGAAAAACGCCGTCACGAGGATTATATCTGCCGTGTCAGGTCTCAAGAGTATCACCAATCTTGCGGATTATGTTAAAGGCAGAGACCGCGAAAGCGACTCCGAATTTAGGCGGTCATACCTCGAAAAGATATTTATCCGCTCGAGGACGATGCTTGAGAGCATAAAGAGCGCCATCCTAGCTAACTGCAACGGCGTTGAGAGCGTTTCGGGGTTTGAAAACGATACCAACGAGTGGGATAGAAACGGTTGTTGCAGGGCGCCGCACAGCGTGGAGATGGTGGTCATCGGCGGCGACCCCGAAGAAATTGCAAAACAGATTTTTGCGACGAAAGCGGCAGGTATCAACACCAGCCATTGTGACGGCTTGACCGTCACGGAAGCAAACAAGGACTACGGTATCGAGGTAGAGGTCGAGGATGATTACGGCAAGCCGGTGACCGTCCGCTTCTCCCGCCCCGTGCCTCTGTATTACAAGGTCAATATTACCGTAGACGCGGCGACAAATGAGCAGCCTGCGGCAAACACCTTTGACCTCATCAAAGAGATAGTCATGGACAGCATTAACGCTCTCAATCCCGGCGATGACCTTGTACCGCAGCAGTATCTCGCGGAGCTTTACAGGCGAGTGCCCGGTGTGCTCAATTATGAGTTTGCAATCAAGCTCAAGGACAGTACAGGGGAGAGCGTTGCCGCAGTGCAAGGACTCAGCTATAACAAGGTAGCTCGTTGTGCGGATAAGGATGATATCACGATATCATATCGCACAGGGTCATAAGGGGGTCACTTGATTGATAGATAGAGATTACCTCAAATTTATGACATCTGACCTGCCTATGCAATTTCGCACAGCTGAGTGTGGTAATAACCGTATCTTGCTCAAGGCCCTTGCAAAGCAGCTCGACGATGTGCTTGAGGCGTTTGATCAGCTCGGAAAGCGGACATATCTCAGACTGCTTTTTGGCGATGAGACAGGCGACTCGCTTACCAACGGCGCACACGGCATACAGCTTGATAGGATAGGTGAGGTCGTTGATCTGACCCGCAAGCAGGCGACAATCGTATCAAATAAGATCGAGAGCATCAACGATATAGCAAAGTCGGGTTATATAACGGACGATACGCTGATACGCTTTATCCGCGATAATTTTACGACGTATTACCCCGACAACTCGCTCGAGGATCCCGAGTACAGTGAGTACCTGTTTTACAAGATCTTTTTGAATAGCTCGTACTGCACATACTCGGATGTTATCAAGTCACTGAGGATGTTTTGGAGCACCACCCCGATATATTACAGCGAGGACAAGGACGAGCCCGCAACCATCATCTTATCAACGCCTGAGCTGCGCCCCGAGCAAAACGCAAGGCTATTTTTCCTCGCCCCTGTCGTTAAGGCGGCGGGCGTTAAACTTTACCGCGAGGCGGTCACCGTTGATGACGTCCGTGACCCTCAGCTCTATCTCGGCGGAGGATTATTTAATGGTGTGATACAAAGCACACTGCCGTATCTCGTCATCGACCATGAGTATAAGCAAGAGATGAGCGCGTCGGCTTTGCTCGAAAATGTGGTCGAAAAAGCGTCCGCGCCCTACGAAGCGCTATATGAGTACCATGAGAACTCAATACGTCTTAAAGCGGCAGAATACGGCAAGCACGGGGCACTTGTTTATCCTGCATTTTTTGACGGCAAGCTCGTTGAGAAAATCTCGGGGCAGTCAAATATGTCGGACGGTGCCGCAAAGACCGTCTTTATCCCGTCAACGGTTACGGAGATCGCCGCGAGTGCGTTTGCGAATTTTACGGCGCTCGAAAGTCTGTCGTTGCCTCAGTCTATAACGACCGTGGGCGCATCTGCATTTAACGGTTGCACCGCTCTCAAAACAGCTGTCATATCGCCCAATGCGGTGATTGCGGAAATACCTCAAGAAGCTTTTGCGGGCTGCACGCAGCTCCGAGAAATCGTGTTGCCAGCAGCAATCACAAGTATTGCAGCCAAGGCGTTTGAGGGCTGTAACTCTATCGAGCGTGTTGCTTACGGCGGCACGCAAGCGGAGTGGGATGCGATACAACGGACTGCTGATAACGGCTCTCTCTTTACCGCAGAAATCGAATTTATAGGAGGCTCAAATCAATGAAACAAGGCTTTATCATCACAGCTAAAGGCTGGGAAATACTCGCCAAGGCTATGGCGGGCTCTTGTAAGCTCAAGATAGCCGGCGTAGCTTTTGGCTCGGGCAAGGTTGAGACCGGCGAGAACCCTGCTACTTATACGGCACTCAAAAACCCCATAGCCGACGGCACGTACTCGCACCTCTCGGTGACGACCGAAAAGGACGAGACAGGAGAGGTTAAACAATCGACGATATCCTTTATCGCCGAATACAGGAGCGACTATAGCGGCGAGTGCCCCATCACAAACAAAGCTCCTGTTGATATCGACTATGACTTTGCCCTCTCGGAGTTTGGCATTTATGCCGAGGATCCCGACAGCGGAGAATATGTCCTTATTTACTACGCGACGCTCGGCGACACTCCGCATCCTGTTACGTCGGCATCAAAGGGCGCTCGGGATATCCGCAGATACCCCGTCTCAATCGCAATATCAAAGGAGATAGAGGTCAGCCTTATTTATCCTCCGCTCGCTTTTGTTACGTCCGAAGAGATGCAAAACTACGCTCAGCAGACTTGCAAGCCTCAGTTTTTGCAGCTGTCAAAGGCGCAGGTGGAGGAGCACGATGTTAACCCTAACGCTCACCAAAATCTGCGTAATTATGTCTCAACCAACGATGAACGCATAACAGCGCTCGAAAAGCTTCTCAGCGGCTCGGCTTCCGCACCGTTTAGGTGCGATTTTAACACGCTCGACGGCGTTGTCCTCAATGTGGGGGTATATAACGCCACAGAGGCAAAAATCGAATTTTAACGGAGGTGACTAAGCAATGGCAGATATCTTAAGAAATGTCGTAGGCAAGCAGTTGCTCTACGGTTACTCGGTGTATTTTACCGAGAACGGTGCGTCTGTACCTTATGTCCTTGTAGGTAAGGGCAGTAACGATAACTACCTCTTTATGAGGCGGTATGCACCGTCTGATAAAGTGGCGTTTTTTGCGGAGGCTGCATCAGCCGGCACGACCGACTCGGAGAGAATATATGACGGCCGTACCCTCGATAAGTTTTGCAAGGAGACCTTTTACAAAAGGTTTACGGCAAACTGGCAGCGAATATTTGTTAACCAGCTTATCACGGTAACGAGAGCGTCTGACGGCCAGACCTACGGCATCAACCGTAAAGTCTTTGCTCCGTCCGCTACCGAGCTTTGTATAGGCGACGATGACGGAGACGGCACTGTACCCACCGAGGGCACGGCGTATCAGTATTTTATGACCGCCGCACAGTCCAAAAGGATGTGCAGGCTCGGTGGCAGCAACGGCGAGTATGTCAGATGGTGGACGCGCACCAAAAACAATCATATAGGTAGTTTAGTCAATTATTATGGAGTAACCGTTGAAACCAATGGTAGCTATGATGCTAAAGCGTGGCAAAAGACAGCTTATTATATTCGCCCCGTCTTGAGCATCAATGGTAAGGTTTCGATAATAAACGACGGCTCTATGTGGCGTATCATCCCGAACTTACCGCCCGTACTGCCGTCACAGACTGTCAGCACCTCGACCGTAAACAGCGGCAGCACCATTGAACTGAGTTGGAGCGCGGCGATTGACGATGATGGACCCGCCGCTCCAAAATACCGTTTGCAGATCCGTAAGGACGGCGGTGATTGGGAAACCGTCCTCGAGACCGCCGAAACATCGTACAGCAAGACGATAGCTTATAACGAGGTCGTTGGTAAAGCGGAGTACAGGGTGCAGGCATTTGACTCCTACGATAACGTCTCCGATTGGGCACAGATAGCCGATATAACGGTCGTTAACAATGTGGCACCCACAGCTCCGTCATATATTGCTGTCAACGGTGTATATAAGGGTGAGAGCATAGCGGTGACATGGGGTAACGCCTCGGACAGCGACGGTAATCTTGTAGGTTATAAAGTGTACCGCAGCGTTGATAACGGTGCATATGTGCTTGTGAGCACTACAGCCGCTAACGTATACCGTGAGACGGCCGGGCAGTGGTCTACTGTCAAATATAAGGTACACGCCTATGATTCTATGGGTGCTGTCTCTACCGAGTATAAAGAGGCAGCGGTTTCACTCAGCCAGAGGATAACCATGGGCATTGAGGTTGACGCAGATTCAGATATCGAGGATGGCGGCAGTTATGAGGCCGGTATCAACGATACCGAGACCGGCAAGACGCTCAAGTTTACCATAACTGACTCTGCCGATGATGAGACCTATGCGATAGCGGTCAACTGCAACAGTGAGGTGTCGCTCATGACAAATGGCAACGCCTCAAAAGGAAGTCATAGTGTCACGATAAGCAAAGCCGTATGGCAGGGGCTTTCAAACGGCAGTCATTATATCGAGATCAACGTCAGCAATACCAAGGGCGATTCCATTCAAGAGACCATCTTTTTTGACAAGGATGTAAGCGGCGCATATATCACGCTTGCAGAGCCTATAGTGGTCGAGTCCGCCGAGGCAGTAAGCAAGTTCTTGATAAATGTCAAAAGATATGTCCCGACAGGCGCTACTATCACCGTACAGGTGACTAACAACGCCAACGATACGTCCCCTGTTTGGCAGACGGTAGATGCAGATAAGCTCGATGGCAGTGAGTTCGTAGCGTTTACCAACACCACGGTCGTTAATGGTAATGCGTTTAACTTTATCATCAAGGCTGACAGAGGTACGGCGACGAGCTACGGATATATAAGCTCCGTGAGCGGTGTGTTTGGGCAGAATTTGTTTGAGTATATCCTTGCTCGCCTCGATGCACTCGAAGGAGGCAACTGATGATGTATCACTATATCGTCATTGATTTAACAAGAGGGGCAGACGATGTCTGCCCCTCGTACTCCATCGGCAGGAAGGGTGAGAACCTTGCCGAAGCCCTTAAAATCATCGTGCCGGAGCGGTACTTAAATTGTAATATCCTCTTAGAGTTTGGGCTTGCCGACGGCTCGAAGTTTGTCTCAAAATCAATCCCTTATGCAGAGGTCATAGAGTATCCGCTCGGGAGTCATCTGATGCTTGAGGGGTTAATGGTGATTGGCATCGTAGCGGTAGATGCTACAACGGGAGCGGTCTTTAAGCCCTTTGAAAAGACCTTTGTCGTGTCTGACTCGCTCAATATCCTGCCGACCGAAGGCGCACCGTATGGCGTGGTTGCTGACCACGAAAAGCGGCTTAAAGAGGTCGAGGACGAAGTGATCGAAAACACCAAATCACGGCATGAGCATGACAATAAAACTGTGCTCGATAAGTTCGACTACGACGGTAACAGTCTCACCTATGACGGACAGCCTATCAAGGGCGACGGAGGCAGTACACGAGGTGATTGGCAGCAGTCAGATCCTGCCGCTAAGGACTATATCAAAAATCGCACGCACTATGAAACCGATGCGTTCGAGGCGGCATGGGACGGCAGCACAGAGGACAAAGACAGCGTGTATCTCTTTGATATGGAGGATGGCGACGGGGCGGTGGATAAGTTTTATCTCGTCAAGGTTGCCGACGATATAGCCGTGCCCCTTGCCTTTGAGTCACTTACGGTCAATGACCTCAAGTTTAACGAGAACGGCCACACCGTGCCGGGCACCGATATAGTGGATGAGTTTGCAATAGCCAAATTTAACGGTGGATATATGGTCGCCCCTTATCTCGTCTATTGCACGGCAAACAGCGTACAGCTCGAGCTTGCTGAGTTTGAGACTACTATCACCGTCGGTAAAGGGCTTTGGTATATCACGGGCGGCGGCACGTATCTTGAGTCTGTCAGCTTTCCAGCCTCGGTTATGAGGCTCGATAAAAAGTACATCCCTGATACCGTCAAGGTTGAGATGGCGCAGCGCGATAAGTATGTCATCATCACCGTGACTGACCGCGACGGCGGCACTCAATCGGCTGCCCTTTGGTATACAAAGCCCCAAAAGGGCGTTGATTACTGGACCGGCGAGGATAAGCAGGAGATAGTCAAGGACGTTATTGCGGCGCTCCCATCATGGACGGGAGGTGACTACTGATGAGCGATTATTACCTCGTCGATAAGACGCTGCTTGATAACGGTCTTAAAGAGGTAGCCAACGCCATAAGGCAGAGCGGCGGCACAACGGCAAAACTGTCATTCCCTACGGGTATGGCCGCAGCGGTGAGCGGTATAAAGGCCGCTCCGTGGTGGATTGATAAGATGGTCAATGCCTCGGATCTTTTCCAAGGAGTAACGCTCCCTGAAAAATGCGAGTTTGATTTTTCGTTCTTGCCTGTAAGTGAGGATGCGCAGGTTAACATGTCCCGCCTTTTCAGCTTAGCAAAGGGTGTTAAGGAGATCGCGGTAACTTTCCCATCCAGTAAAAAAATCTGCATAGGATACATTTTCAACGGAGTGACAACGATCGAAAAGGTCGTTTTCAAGGGCGAATTTGATTTTACTCAAAATCCCAGCGGCGGAATCTTAGGAGGCTTGGGAGCGTTTGCGATGTGTTCCAATCTCAAAACGATAGAGTCAACAGCGACCTTTGGTGGAAAAGAGTTCCTAAGAAAAGAGGTAACTGCGTATAACCCCTTTTATAGCTGTGCGAAGCTCGTTGATGTGCGGTTTACTCCCAACTCGGCGCAGCAAGATTGGGTATTTAAGTGGAGTCCTAATCTGAGCGACGCAACGCTCGTGTCGGCTGCTAACGCTCTGACTGTTGGCAGCTATACGCTTACGCTTCATGCTACGGCGGCGGCTCGCTGCGCCGAGATTACCGGCACGGTCAGTGACGGGGTTTTTACGGCAGACAGCGGAGGCACAACAACGCTCACGGAATTTATCACAACAACGAAAGGATGGTCCTTGGCAAATGGTTAGACAAGTAATTAACGGTAAGGTCGTCTTAACGGCAGACGAGGGCAAGCGCCTTGTCCGTAACGGGATAAGCGTAACTCAGGTGACTCTCGGTGTGCTCGACAGCGAGGGCAATTGGGATGAGATCGAGGCGGGGCTTATCGGAGCGAACGAGGAGATCCCCGCCGAGGAAGCGCTCAAAATCATCACGGGAGGAGGCGGCAACGATGACCAAAGCTGAGGCGTATGCCTACCGCTCCAAGATTGAGCAGGCAGCAGCCAAGCTGACGGATTCCGAGGCTCTGACCTCGGCAGAACTGTTTGAGCGGTGGAGCGGCAGAGCCTACACGGCCGGTGAGAGGGTAACGGATGGCGGCGTGATTTACAAGGCCAAGCAGGACATAGCAGCCAATCCGACATGGCAGCCGTCATTAACGCCCGCACTCTGGGAGCCGCTTGCCCTGCCGACCGAGACGGGCACGGCGGACAACCCGATCACAGCCGTGGCGGGCATGAACTATGTCACGGGGCTCTACTATAAAGAGGGCGACAAGCTCTATATTTGCAAGAGAGCCGGCATGACGGACGGCACGGAGATAATGCTTTATTATCTCCCCTCACAGCTCATCGGGCAGTATTTTGAGGAGGTTAGCGCGGCATGAACACGGAGATCAGCGTTGCCATGATAACGGGCGCGGTAAGCATATTGACAAGCCTCATCACCTTGACGGGCGTTGTCATAAGTAACAGCCGCAGTAAGCGTGACATGCAGCAGCGCCTTGAGATAGCGCAGGCTGTGACTGACACCAAGATTGACGAGCTGACCCGCGAGGTCAGACAGCACAACAATTTTGCCCAGCGGGTGCCGGTCGTCGAGGAGCAGCTCAAAGTCGTTAATCACCGCATAAAAGATTTGGAGGCATTTCACAAAGGGGGCGGGGCAGCTTGAAATTCTTAAAGCGCACGGTCGTGCTCGCCCTTATTGCATGTTTGCTCTTTACGGTCGTTATCATTGCATTGAGCGTGTGTGGCGTGGTGGTACCTGATACGCTCATACAGTACTTTTTCATCGTTTTCGGCACCGAGCTGGCGGCAACATCGTTTATAAAAATCGCCGAAACCGTTGTCAAGAGAGCGGCGGTAAAGTCCAAAATCGAGGACATGAAAAAGGACGGTATAACGCCCGAAAGAAGCGATTATAAGGTAGACTCAGATATCAATAGTTATGACTATAACGATTACGGAGGTTAAATCAAATGGAACAGAAGATTTTTATCGCCATCTTCGTGGTGGCAGTCGTCGCGGAGCTGATCGCAGCCTATAAGGTTTTTGGTATTGACAAGGTCAAGAGCTGGTTGCTTTGGGCAGTCACGCAAGCAGAAGCACAGTTCGGCGAGAAAACCGGCAAGCTGAAGCTCGCATATGTCTATGATATTTTTGTCGGCAAATTCCCCAAGCTGCAAGCCGTGATACCGTTTTCGGTCTTTGCAAAGCTCGTTGACGCAGCCCTTGAAAGCATGAAATCTATGCTTAATAACGCAAATATCGCCGCAATAGTAAGGGGTGATGATGATGGCGGCATACGGAATACTAAAATGTAAATACTCCCTGCTCAAGCGCAAATATCACTATGTTAACTCCGACTTCGGGCGCCGTACATATACCAATTCCGCAGGTCACAGAGTAAGCGACTGGCACAAGGGCATAGATGTGCAAAGCAACACCGCCGACCACACCGATTATGTCCTCTGCCCGTTCGCAGGCCGTGTTATAGCCCGCCGAAACAATTTCTCGGGGCAGACCACAAATACCGGTCTTGACGGCATGGGCAATTACGTCAAACTCGACTGCGGCAACGGTGTTGTGCTACGCTTCCAACACTTGCGTAAAGGCTCTGTAACGGTCGATAACGGCGACCAGGTCAAAGCGGGACAAGTAATAGGTTACATAGGGTTGACGGGCAATACGAGCGGATATCACCTCCATTTTGACATCTGCATAAACGGCACCTACGTTGACCCCAAGCCGTTCCTCACGGGCGCTAAGTCGCTCCCGGGTGCGGCTCATGCGGGTAAGCCTGTTCCCGGCAATTACGTTGTGCGAGAGGCGGTCAACGTCCGCCAAGGCGCAGGGATAAACTATAACCGTGTATATTACTCCCAGTTTACCGCCAACGCCAAAATGCAGGTCAGACGGCTTGACAAGAGCTGCCCCGACTGCCTGCCAGCAGGTGTTAAACTCACTATCAAAGAGGTTAAGCAAGCAGCCAACGGTAAATGGTGGGGCAAGTGCCCTTCGGGCTGGGTGTGCATGACATATCTCAAGGAGGCGTGACATGATACATTTTATTTTAGCGGCAGGAGCGCTCTATCTCCTTATCCCGCTTGAGTATCTGCTTAATATTCTCGGCGTAAGTTTGTGGTAAAAATTTGAGGTCGGTGCTTCGGCATCGACCTCTTTTTTTGTTTTTAAATTTGATTTCTTGATAATTTGTTAAGTTCTTAAAAAAATTGAGATTTTTTTAGAATTTTATGAAAAAGCGCTTGACAAACCATGAATTTCATGGTAGAATTGTAAACGTAATGAGGGAGCTAAAAGCTCCAAAGAAAAGGAGTTAAAAACAATGAAAAAATCAGAACTTAAAGCGCAGTATTGCGTAATCGGCGGGCAGTACCAGGATTATTGTTTCGGCGAAAAGGAGACTCTGTTAGGGGCGAAAAGACTTGCCAGAAAAAGCATGGAGTATTGGGATAACTGGCAAGGATGGCACATCCCGGCAATTTACAAAATAGAAGACACCGAGGTCGTGCCGCTTGACGGCGAAAGCGTGAGAGTGCCCAAACCAGGCGCAACCGCCGCCGCAAAGGGGACTTACAAGGACGGAAAAATCACATGGACGGAAGGAGCGGATATGCTGGGGGTCTAATTTTGCCCTTGCCCACTATCGCAGAGTGACGCCCCTCCCGGGGCGGTAATGCGGCGGCGCGGTCACAAGCCCACAATCAGTAAGAGGAGAGAGCACAGATATGAGTAAGGTAATAGATAGAGACGCAATCATTAGCAGCTACCGAGAGACGGGATCAATAAGGCAGACAGCCCGGCAGTGCAACGCACATATTGATACTGTAAGGCGCTGTCTTATAACCGCAGGGTTATACACCAATGAGCGAGTTGAGAGAGTTACGGCCTTGCGTGAGCAGGGCTTAACTACCTCGCAAATCGCGGCAGAGCTCGGATGCTCTGAGCTCACAGTTGTCAATAACTCACCATATCCTCCGGAGATTAAAAACGCGCCTAACCGTTACTGCCTCAATTGCGGCAAGCCGTTTTACTCGCTCAGAGGTCAGGCGCTGTATTGCTCCGACTGCTCGAGTGACGCCAGGGCTAAGACGACAGTCCGAGAGCGTGTATGTGCTGACTGTGGCGCCAAGTTTATGGGTTGGCCACGATCAAAAAGGTGCCCTGACTGTCAAGCGGAGGCAAAACTCAAATATGATAGAGAGCACAAGCAAAAGGGATCGGCACGCAAGCTCGGCAGCGTAGACATCTGCGCCTGCTGCGGCAAGGAGTACACCGTTGAGGCCGGCTCGCAAAAATACTGCAAGGCGTGCGCCGCCGAAGCTACACGGCAAAACATCCTCGCACACAAAAAAGAGTATAATGCAAAAAATCAAAAAAGGCTCAAGAGTATCGCCAAGGCAAAACAGGAGATCATCAAAGAGCCGACCAAAAAGGAGTAATTAAATGGCAGTTACAAAAACATGGAAAGTATGGGGAGCCGAAGGTCATCGGCAGAAGTTGAGCTTCGGCGAGTCGATTCGCTGGGATTTCACAAAATATGGTGAGACAAGAGTAATAGAAGTCGAAGCGGAAGATAAGACCGGGACGAATGATTATGTGATAGTCTCTATTACGCGAGAAACAGCCGAGGAGTGCGAGCGAGAATTCGCGGGTCAACTCGACGATGGGCTGTTTGAGGATGCTCAATATGGCAAGATTGAGGAGATGACCGTCGAAGAGCTGAAGTCCGAGAGGGTTGGTCGTATCAAGAGACTTGTAAAGCGATGCGGGACACAACGCGAGCTTGCACAGCATTTCGGCATCCCGCTACGAACTGTTGAGACATGGTGCCAAGGACGCAGTCAATGCCCGGGGTATGTCGTCAGAATGATAACGCAGATCTTAGACTTTGAAGAGCAGTTGTCAATCGAAAGAATAGTTTATCTTGTTGGGGGAATAAAAAAGGGTAGGGTCACAGAATACGGCTACTGCTTTGATAAGGATGAGGCACTTGCATTGGCAGAGTCAAAGGCAAATAGTCAGATTGATATGGAGAAAATCCATGTGTCTGGATATAAAGTCAAAATGGCACTGGGGCAGTCAGCAAAAGAGGTTATGGATGATATGCTCGAGCGGGAGTGTGAGGGACGCCCCTTACCGCTTATAGGCACATATCACAAAGAATTTGATGTGTGCGGAACGAAAAAAAGCTCTTGACAAAAGGTTTGTACCATGCTATTATATAGCCGAGCGGTAACGCTCATGTCGTTGCTTTGCAACGTGGATTAAAATAAAATTGTGCAAGCAATCAGATTTTTAATGTTTGAGAGCAGCACACCTGTAGGGGTCCACAGTCTTTGTGGTAAAAAATGAGGCTTGTATCTTATGTGATATAGGTCTTATTTTTTTGTCTATTATGTGACGATTTGTCACTTTGCTTATCAAATAACGTAAATCGTTATAATATAACAAAAATCGGATTATACTAACTCATCGGGATATTATATAACCGAAGGAGCAGGTATATGGCGATTAGAATTTTACTGTCCAGAAAGCTGGGCGAGCTACGCTGGACACAAGCTGATTTGTCCCGGAAAACTGGTATCAGACCGAACACCATCAACGACTATTATAACGAGCTGTCAGACCGTATAAATCTCGAACATTTTGACAGGATATGCGAGGCACTCGACTGCGATTTGTCGGAGATACTTGTACGGGAGCCAAATCCTATTCCCGAGATGGAGGGACGCTCCAGATCAAGCAAAAAGGCATGA